AAACTACATCCATTTTTAAAACTTTTTATAAGTGAAAATGGAAAATATCAAATACACCGTTTTTATAACTTATCTATTATGTATCCTATATTTTTATATATTATATTAAATTTCAAATTACCACTATATTTACGTGTTATTTTTTACATTAATATTATTGTTGGATTTAGTTTTAACTTATATAATTTTATATCAATAAGACAAAAACTATTACGTTAATTTCTATATTTTTATTTATTCACTCATTAGAATATATGTTATTATAATTAAATAGTTTAATATTAAACATCTTCATTACTATAATACACATGCATTTACCTGCTACCATTAACCATACATTAACAAGCAACTCAATCTGTTTTTCATATTCGTGATCACAATTATATGATATACCAAGAGCACCTAATAATTCGTCGCGATCGTCACATGATGAACGTTTAATATATTTTCTTTCTAATGCAGTTAACGGACATGCATGCAAAACAACAATTGCAAAAGCATCAAATGAAACAATTATAAAAAGTATAGCCAAGTGTGTTAAATTCATACTAAATAATGCAATAAATGAAACTAAAAAAATAAATGTGTCATGGATATGACGATATAGTGTGCTTTCTTTTACTTCTTTTAAATTGAATTTGTTATATAAATATATACATAACTTTCGAATAACACTATCCTCTATCATTTTAAGTTTTTTATTGGTTTTGTATTTTATTTTATCTTTTTCGTCCTCGTCTTTGTCTTTGTCTTTGTCTTTGTCTTTGTCTTTGTCCATAAAATATTATATTTTCTATAATATGTTACTTTATATAGTTTCTATTTTTTCTTAGTTGTTACGTATTTATTTACTGTAAAAATATAAAACATATTCTTTAACTTTATAATAAAGTATACAAATAATATCACGAGTATTAAAAATAATAACTTTGAAAATATATATAATATACTATAACCAGGTTCAACACTTTTATCTAAATTCATAAACTTAAAAAATGTTTTTAACATATATCCAAAAAATTCATATACTTTATTAAATTTTCCCCAGTTGTTACTATTATCGGTATCTTCAAATAACTGATAACAAAGTGGCTTATAATATGTATACCTATTTTTTGAATATAAATTATATATTAAATCCCAATCCCTCGTATTATTTGTATCATTTACATATCGTTTCATACATATTTCTCTATTTTTCCTACTATAGATAACACTATGCATTCCAGTAGATAATATACTCATATATGTATTCGTATCATAAAATGTCGGAACTAATAACCATGGAATACAACCTATATAATATATAAAATCTTCCCCTTTTTTTCGTATCAAAAAATTATTTATATTTGTAATATGTTTTTCATTTTTTATTTCAGTATTAAACATAAAATCATCTTCAAGAATAAGAATATTATCATAGTTTTGTTTATGTGCATGTTTGAAAATTTGAAAAAATGCATCAATTAAATCATCTGCAGGATAAACAATATTTTGCGTTTTGTTACACTTTTTATAACCATCGTTTAATAAAATATATACATCATTCGATGGATGATATTCATTCAACTGTTTCATAATATTTTCATATCTGCCGTTACCTTTCAAATGTATTACATATGTTGCATCAACCGTTTTATTAAACAAACCGTTTGCAAATTTCATATACTTAAATTCATAACATTTTGAATTATGATTTAATATATTTTGTAAATCATCATCTATTTTATTGGTATTTGTATCATGAATTATAACATCCATTTGTTATTTATTACTAAAAATATATATATTCATGATATTTAATTTCAATATAGTATATTATTCATTAATTTGGTGAAATGGAACAGAACGGAACAGAATAAAGTGGATATAACATCGATGTATAAAAAATTCAAGTCTCAGAGCCGTTTTTCAAAATTGGACATTTATAAATGTCCTTTTTTCAAAACCCAGGTATAGATTTAAAAAAAACGATGAAAACGTCACTCAGAGCATAATGCTCTAAATTTGTTTTTAAGATTGAAAATTTTGTTACGATAACTTTTTAACATTTTATATATATTATATGAAAAAGGTTTAGGAGTTTTTTATATTACTCTATATATATGAAAATGGATAACCAAAAAAACTCTTCAAAAACTCCCCTTTTCATTTGTAAAAGTTGTGACTTTAAATGCTGCAAACAAAATGATTTCAAAAGACACATCGAGACCAACAAGCATAAAAGAGTAACCGAGAGTAACAAAAAAACTCCAAATAAGGTAGACCAAACATTTAGCTGCATTTGTGGTAATAATTACAAGTATCGTCCGGGACTAGCAAAGCATAAGCGAACATGTGTTAAAGTCAAATCACTCGAGTCAAATTCTATAACCAAAGAAGACGATTCTAATACCATAATTCATGTCGGCATATCTAATGATAATAATGACAAGTTGATATATAGCCCTAATCCTAGTTATAGCATTCCAAACAAGGACGAACTTCTACTAAAGCTCATTAAAGATAATGATGAAATGATGAAAATAATAAAAGGACAACAGGAGCAAATAAATAGTATAATACCAAAACTCGGTAATATAACTAATAATAATACAACTATGAATAATAATTTTAATCTGAATGTATTTTTAAACGAACAGTGCAAAGATGCATTAAATATATCAGATTTTATAGATTCGCTTAAAATAACATTAGAGGATCTACTATTTTCAAAAACTAACGGTATATCGCGTGGTATAACCGATGTTTTAATAAAGGGACTCAAAGAGTTGGACATTCATAAACGTCCAATTCATTGCACAGATATAAAGCGCGACACCATGTATATAAAAGATGAAGATAAGTGGCAGAAAGATGAAAACCACGACATGATGAAAAACACGATTGTGAAAATCGCCGATATGGAACGCACGGCATTGCAGCAATGGGCTATCGATAATCCTGATTGGATGGAAACAGAAAAAAAACAAATTAAATACTTGACAATGATGCGCTCCATATGTGAACCGATTGAAAATTATAACAACTATGAACGAAAAATAATAAAAAATCTTGGAAAAGAAATATTGATAGATAAGAAGAATTAGGGTGGTGGTGGCGGCACCGGAGTATTTATTTGTCCGGCGGAGTTTCTATTTATCCGCCAACGGAGTATTTAATCATCCGCCTCGAGTTTCACCCATGTTTCTTTACGTGTATCGCCGGATAGGAAGCCTTTAATACGGCGCTTAACTTCCGGGAATGGGATATTTATTTTACGAGATTCTCCATCTTTCATATGCGCGGCGATCTCTTTATATAGTCTTTTTATTGCTGGATAAGAAATATTTAATTCTAATTCATTTAACTTTTGAATAATCGGCTTTATATCAGCCATCATTTCTTCTTTTGATTTATGAAAAGGTAATAGTAATGACGATTGTGATGATAAGGGGTTTTCATTCTCTTTATTCATTTGTATATTTGTATATATGTATATATGTTAATATGTTTATATAATAATAATATAACATCATTATTTTATATTATTATTTTTGGAACTATATTATTTATTTGTTACATATTTTTATGGATTATATGTAACAGGGTTAGTGAGCTGTGGAATTCCGAAATAACAATATGTTGCACCATTATCGTAACTTATTGTACTTCCAAATTGGTCTCCATAGTTGATATTTACCCAAACACCCCATGCTTGTTGTAAAGTAGTAAAACCTAGAGTAGTTGGTGTAATAGTTCCACTCGGAATATTAGGCAGAACAAGTGTATTAGGAAATCCCGCCCATGGAGCAATGTAATACCCTGTAATACCACCCGAATTTAATGTAGAAACTGTTACTCCAGGACCATTAGGTAGATTTTGAGAAGGAGTTATGTTATTTGCATAAGGATAATAAGCACCATATACCATTCCCTGTGACAAGTCTAGGCTTCCAGGATTCCAGTTAATTATTAAAGGATCAGGAAAACCTTGACCTATGGTATTTCCTGTAAAAGTAAAAGTTAGATTTTGTCCAGTAGACATACCGCTAGCAATGAGCTGTTGTCCAGTATATGCTATATTTGATGCTGTAGATGTTGATAAACTGTTTGCAAAAGAACTTACAGTAGCTGGTTCAAAAAATACCATATATTTATAAATTACACTACTATATGTAGGTGTTGTAGTTGAATTCAAAGTAAAAGTAGCACCATTCTGGCTTACATTTGTAATAGTTAATGCTTGATAATTGTTAAATCCGAATGGATAAGAATCGGGAGTTATACATATCGCCATTCCAACTTCTCCACTTACTCCAGCATTCGGAGGCCAAGTTTTTGGATTATTATATATAATAACTTCTGGAACTACAGATACGTAAAAAGACGGTGTTTGAAATGAGTAAGCTTGAAAGTTAGCAGTAGCATTACTTGTAACTTGTAGTGAAAATATACCTGGAGCGTTGCAATATACTGTTTCACTATTTTCTATACTAACAGTGCCAATTCCATTCGAAATACTAGGACTTAAACTATATGTTACTCCTGGGTCGGTATTACTGTTAGAGCTAAATAATGAGTATACACCAAATATTGAACCAACGGTAAGAGCATAAATTTGACTATTGATCCATGTTGAATTCATAACAACATTAGGTGTAGCTTTGGCTATAGTCACAAATGCAGCTAAATTGGCTGAATTAAAATTTTCTGTTGCTGTTATATTAACATATATATAAGCACCACCTGCAGCTGTTATAGTAAGTTGTGTAATACCGTTATTAGTGCTTATAGTTCCATTACCAGTCGAATTAGATTGAGGAACTATAGTATAAGTTATAGTAGGTGTTGGATCGGTATTATTTGTGGGATTTGACGGTAAAGTATATGGTCCGCCACCATATACAAAACCAAGACTAGCAAAATTATATGTTATTGAAACTTTTGAAGGAATGGTTGATATAGTATTTGATTGAACTGGTAGTGCGGGTAAAAAATTAGGTGTTGCTGCCAACTCAGCTTGTATTTGAAAAGAACCAACATCTTTAATTGTAATTTGCTGCGAGAATGATGATCCGGATCCTGAGTTAGTTATAGTAGCAATATTGTTGGCATTACCTTGATTAGTATAAAAAACAACACTGGATGTAGAAGCAATAGCCATTCCATAAGATCCTGTGGCCGGAAATATACTTGTAGGATTGGAAGAACCTTTCCAATTTATTCCATCACTTGAATATGCAATAGTATTACTTGTTCCATTACCTACAGCAATCCATGTATTATATGCTTTATACCATGTAACACCATACCCAGATAATGAAAATATGTTATTACCAACCCCCGTCCATTCTTTTCCGTCATATGAGTATGCAATAGTATTGTTTGTTCCGTTACCTACAGCAACCCACATAGAGCCATTCCATGCTATACCATTTCCACTAGTTGAAAATATAGTTGTTGAATTACCTCCACTTATACTATTAGTAGCTCCTGTCCAGTTCTGTCCGTCGGGAGAATATGCAATCGTATTACTTGTTCCAGCACCTACGGCAACCCACATATCCCCATTCCACGCAATACCATTTCCACTAGTTGAAAATATAGATAACGAGTTATTAGAATTATACCATGTTGTTCCATTAGATGAGGAAACAATACTAGCTCCTCCCTGACCTACAGCAACCCATATTGAACCATTCCACGCAATACCATTTCCGCTAGATAAAAATGCCATCCCAACACCTGTCCAGTTTATTCCGTCAGGGGAAGAAGCGATCGTATTACTTGTTCCAGAACCTACTGCGACCCACATTGAACCACTCCATGCAATATCATTTCCACTAGTTGAAAATATAGATGTTGAATTATTAGAAGGATACCAATATTGTCCATTTATAGAATAAGCAATAGTATTTACTCCAGTACCTACTGCAACCCACATAGAACCATTCCAAGCAACACCTGCACCCGATGATGAAAATATAGTTCCTGAGTTAGTACCATTATTTGATCCATATGCTCCAGTCCAAGTTACTCCATCATTTGAATAAAAAATAGTATTATTACCAGGCGAAGGAGTCAATCCTAGAGCAACTATTAGAGGATTTGGAGGTGTAATTATATTTGGTACTAATGTTGTTGACGCAATACCCGACCCCGCCCCATTTGGAAATATACTTGAGACTGAATTTGTAACACCGGTCCAGTTATTACCATCTTCAGAATATGCAATGGTATTACTTGTTCCACTACCTACAACAACCCATAATGATCCACTCCACGCAATACCATTAGCAGTACTTGTAATTATACCCGTAGAATTATTAGAACCAGTCCAGTTTTGTCCATCTCTTGAATATGCCATTGAATTATTGCCTGCACCTACAGCAACCCATATCGAACCATTCCATGCTACTCCGCGACCATTAGATGTAAATATACTACTATACGAATTAGATACACCGGTCCAATTTATTCCATCACTTGAATAAGCAATACTATTTGTTCCTGCTCCTACAGCTACCCACGTAGAACCATTAAACGCAACATCAAAGCCATTATATGAAAATATACCATTCGAAGCACCTGAAATATTCCAATTTGTTCCATTACTTGAATAAGCAAGAGTATTTGGTCCAGAACCTACAGCTACCCACATAGGGGTAGAGCTAGAGCCATTAAATGCAATACCATTTGCTCCAGTAAATATATTTACTGCTGAAGCCGAATTCCAAAATATTCCATCATATGAATAAGCTATTGTATTTGTTCCTTGTCCTACAGCAACCCACATATTTCCATTCGATGCTATACCATTTACTGTAGTAAATATTGTTGAGGCATTAGAAGAAGGGAACCAGTTTATTCCATTCAATGAATAAATAATATAAGGATTACTTGAACTACCAACTATCCACATATTTCCATTCCATGCAACACAGTTAGTATTCGATATGATATTATTACTATTACCAAGACCTGTCCAATTTATTCCGTCATATGAATATGCGATTGCATTTGTTCCACCATTGCCTACAGCAATCATTTTAACAGTATTATTACTAGTAACCAACGAATATATTACATTATTAGAATCAGTATATCCAGAACCGGCATTTGTTGTTACGTTTACAGAATTTGTTAGAGTATATGATCCTTCAACGTCCCATCCGCTTCCAAAATTCAAAGGAAAAGGAGAAATTGTCGCGGTTGCTTGTATTGCTGTATAATATGTTGACGGCGAAGGATATGTATATGTCATGGCATTATAATTTATGGTAGCTCCTATGGTAACAGTAATTTGGAAATTACCTACCCCTTCAATTGTAATCATCGTTCCGGTTATACTAGAGATTGCAGTATTAGGCAAACATGTAACTGATCCCGATATAGTAGCAATTGCTGGATTAGTTGATGAATATGTGATTGAGGGTCCAGGTGCAGTATCTGTATTAGTAGTAGTTATAGGATAAGGAGGTGAAGTCGTATAGGGAATTTGATACGTATTTCCGTAAATAAACTGTGGAGGTAGTGGAGATAATGAAGATATTGTAGGAGTTATTGTAGGAAATGTGATTATAGTAGGAGTTGCCGATACTATTTGTATAGTTTCAGATGCTAAAGTGTTTCTTCCATAATCGCCAACTGTTGATGTAACGGGATCAACTGGAGTGGCGAGTATTTGAAAAAAACCTATACTATTTGTAGTAAGAGATGTTCCAACAGAACTAATTGTAGCTATTGTAGAAGGTGTAACCCCGTCTGTAGCCACAATAGAATAAGTTAATTTCTGCACAGTATTATTTGTAATAGTAGCTATCGGTCCTGAAAACGAATATGGAGATGAAGGTTGACAAGTATATTTAGATAAAAAATTGGCGGTATTAAATACAATAATAGGCATTTCTAATGATACTGTAATAGTAGGTGATAAAATAGGTGATAATGGGTTGAGAGGGAGAGCACTATAATTATATTGATTATTATTAGTAGGAGCACTACAATATACTTGAATTTGAAATGTTCCGACAGAATTTAAAACGAATGATGGAGATGATGCCGAACCCTTCATTGTAGCTACTGTCGAACCGACGGGGTAAACACTATATGTTAATGTCTGTGTTGAGTCACTATTTGTCAAAGAGGGAGGAACAAAATTATACGTAGAACCAAATGTAGCAGTTGTTGTAAAATTATTAAATGTAATAACTGGTGTAGCCGGTCCTGCATAATAACTTGTATATGTCACACCAGATGGCGGTGGGTTTGTATATTCCAAACCAGAAGGATAAGTATATGTCACGGAAAAAAAATTTGTAGTTTCTGATATATTAACCAAAATTTGGAAATTACCTACTCCTGTAATATTAATCGTATTCCCCGATATTGTAGCAATCGTCGGGTCACTTGTTGAATACGTAATTGAAGGCCCATCGGTATTTGTTGTAGAGATGCTACTAGGAGTAGGTGGACTATTAATAGGAGGTATAATTCCTGGATATGGTTGCCCAAAAACCCATGTCTGTGCCGATAATGCTGTTGTTGGAAAATTCAGAATAGTAGGTGTAGCTTGTATTGCGTCATATATTTGCGGTGATGGAGAAGACGGAAATTCATTATAATTTGTCGTAGAGCTTACTTCAGTCATTATTTGAAAATGTCCGACGCCTGCTATTGTTATCATTGTTCCAGATATTGTTTCAGATATTGTTGCTATCTTGTTGTCACCACTAGTATCACGAATACTATATTTTATAGTAGGAGGATAAGGATTCGTATCCGTATTTGATGTTATTGTGCTTATTTGAGACAGATCAGGAGTGATCATATATGTTTGCCCGTATACTAATGTAGATGCTGTTACTGGCGGGATTAAATTTATATATGGATACTGACGAATTTCTGGATCTGCTTTTATTATAGTTAATGTATCAGAAAATGCGACACTAGAACCATAATCACCCAAAGCATCGACGGTAGCACATATCCTGAAAGTACTAGTGCCGGTAGTGCCACATGAGACAGTATTTAAAAACCATCCCGTGGGATCAATTGTAGCTACTGTAGAAGGTGTAATCGAATTTATGGTGCTACCTGCGGTTACAATTTTATAAATTAATGTCTGCCCGGTAGGCTGTCCGGTATTATTTGTAACTGTTGCAGCACCTCCAGTAAACTCATACGAATCTCCAAATATATATGTGTATGGAGATTGTGAAGTAACTAGCGATGAAAACACAATATTAGGTGTATCTTTATATACAGTAACTTGTAATGAAGTTAATGTAGTTCCAGTATAGTTTAGACTTGGAGATACTGTTGCTTCTATATAAAAAGTTCCGTATGAATTGAATACAAAAGTTGGGTTAGGTGTATTTGCTCCTGATGTAATAGTAGCAACTGCAGAACCGGTGGGACCCGTAGGACCAGTAAGACCGGTAGGACCAGTAAGACCAGTAAGACCGGTAGGACCAGTATTGCTCATTATTTTGATGTTTATTATATAATATAATAACTATAAAAATATATTTATTATTTTATTTACCTAATATATTTATTTACTGCAATGGTAATTATTTATTGTATACTATATGTAACTGTTTGCGTTAATGGTTCACCGGTTACAAATTGAACAGGTACCAAATTATATGAAGTATCATATGTTGCTGATTGATCAACATTAAATGTAATATCTGGTGTAGCTTGTCCCGCTTTATAACTTGCATATGTGACACCGGGTGCAGGTAGATATACCAAACCGGACGGATAAGTATATGTCACGGCATCATAATTTGCAGTAAGTGCTATTGTAACTAAAATTTGGAAATTACCAACTCCTGTAACAGAAATAACGGTTCCTGATATTGAAATAATATCTGGATTATCTGTTGAATATGAAACTATCTGCGCTGATGTAGCATCCTTATTGGAAGTTGTAGGATATGGTATGTTATACGAGACGTCATATATAAAAGGAAGTGGTGGTGATATATCTAACCTCGATGTAATAGTTGGCGTAGCTTGAGTAACGGTAATAATACCAGAATAGTTTTCACCGGAAGAATAGTCGTGATTTATTGTGTTAGCAACCTGTGCGTATATTCTGAAACTACCTACTTTGTTCACAATAAGAGATGTGTTGTTGGAAGAAATAGAAGCAACATCCGAAACAGTATCACTGTCTACTTCTACCACAGAATAGGTGAAGTATGATTGTGTTTGAACGGTATTATTAACAACAGTTGCAATAGGCGAAATAGGTGAAGCTATTATATAATTCAAATTATATGCATACGTAATGTTGGTGCTACCGATTAAACTACTCGAAAATGTAATAATCGGAATTTCTCCTCCTACACTTATAGTATTAGAAACACATGGGTTAATACTATTAGATGCGGTATAATTACCATTAGCAGAAGCAGCACACGAAGCTTGAATTTTAAATGTTCCTACAGAATTAATTGTAATAGATGCTGGGTTTGTTGGATCTGAGAAAGAGGCAGCCGGAATATTATTGGGGGAAGAAATAGGAATAATACTATAAATTATTATTTGAGAAGGATCGTTATTTGATATTTGAGCGGCAGTAAAAGTATATGGATTATTTCCATATTTCCACGAAGAAACGAATTTTTTAGGAAATATAATAATAGGTGTAGCTATAAATGTATAATAAGACGATGATGAAGGGTATATTTGCGTCGCCGATTTGTAATTTGTAGTTGCTCCTATTGTAACACTTATTTGGAATTGTCCTACACCCTTACTAGTAATAGTATTTCCTAATACTGTTGCAATTATTGTATTGGTTGGAGTTAGTATACTATATGAAAATCCAGGATTTGGGTCTGTATTCGATGTTAAGGGGTTTGGTATTGTATATTTTTGAAGAGTTATGCTACTATATACCCATGCCGATGGTATAGCTAATGTCGATGGAAATGTAGGCGTAGCCTTATTAATAGTAATAGTATTTGAAAATTCATGCCACGCGCCATAGTCTGAATCTTTACTTGCAGTTTGAGCGCATATTCTGAAACTACCTACACTTGTTGTAGTGAGATATATAATTTGAGATGCTCCTGTTCCAATGGAAATAATTGTGGCAACAGGTGAAAGTGTATCGCTATCTACTTCTACTGCCGAATATGTTAATATCTGTCCTCCAGGGTTAGGTCTAATAGAAGCTATAGGAGATGATGATGTGAATGTATATGGTGTAGGTATTAAAGTATTACTATACGAATAGACATATGAGGTATTAAAATTAGCAGTATTAAATACAATGTTCGGGAGTTCTTTAGTAACTGTAATATATGGTGTAGATGCTGTAGATGCTGGAAGTAATTGTGTTGCTCCAGTATAATATAAATTAGGAAAGGATGCTCCACATGATGCTTTAATTTGAAATGTCCCTATAGAATTAATTGTAATAGACGCTGGGTTTGTTGGATCTGAGAAAGAGGCAGCCGGAATATTATTATTGGGGGAAGAAATAGGAATAATGCTATAAGTTATTGTTTGTGACGGGTCATTGTTTTTTATAGTAGCAGCAGTAAATGTATAAGGAGAACCGAATATAGCGGATTTAACAATTGTTTGAGGGAATGTAATAACTGGTGTAGCCTGTCCTGCTTTATAACTTGCATATGTGACACCGGGTGTAGGTGTATATACCAAACCGGACGGATAAGTATATGTCACGGCATCATAATTTGCAGTTTTTGCTATTGTAACCAAAATTTGAAAATTACCTACTCCTGTAACAGTAATAACCGTTCCTGATATTGAAATAATACCTGGATTATCTGTTGAATATGAAACTATCTGCGCTGATGTAGAATCCATATTGGAAGTTGTAGGGTATGGTATGTTATACGAGACGTCATATATAAAAGGAAGCGGTGGTGATATAACTAACGACGATGTAATAGTTGGCGTTGCTCTATTAATCTTAATAATATTTGACAAAAAACTACATGGTCCATAGTCGAGAGATGGAGTTTCAGCTGCTTTTGCATATATTTTGAAAATACCGAAACTATTTGTATTAAGAGATGTGCCATCAGAAGAAATTGTAGCTATAGTAGATGGTGTAATAGATGGTTTAATAGGATCCAGTGTGCTATCATAGGTTACAATAGAATATGTTAATATTTGGTTTGTATTCGGTGGATTAATAGAAGCGATAGGTGCTGTTAAATTATAAGTGTAGGGCGGAAGCGATGATGGACTATTATATACATACACATATGAGCTTTTAAAGTTATTGGTATTAAATGTCACTTTAGGAATATCTGTAGAAATTATAATAGTAGGTGATAGTGATAACGGTTGCCCACGGAGGACTGCATTATAATATCCATTAGTAGACATAGGACATGATGCACTAATTTGAAATTTTCCTGTAGAAAGAATTGTAACATATGGTTTTCCTTTGATATATTTAATTGACGCAACATTTAAATATGGGGGGGTGGGGTAAATACTATATGTTATTGGCTGGGTTAAAGGGTCATTATTAGTTACAATAACGGGTATTAAATCATAATTATGATCATATCGTAACTTTGTAACAAAAGTCCCAGGGAATGTAATAACAGGTGTCGCTTTTATAGAAGTATAATATGTTGACGATGAAGGATATATATACGTAGCCTGTGTATAATTTGTAGTTGCTGCTATTGTAACACTAATTTGGAATTTTCCTACACCTATAATAGAAACAGTCGTTCCCGATACCGGCACCGAAGCGATATTTGAATTACCTTTATTTATTATACTATACGAAAATACAAGATTTGGGTCTGTATTCGATGTTGTAGGATATGGTATGTTATATGAGACATCATATACCCACGATGAGGGTATAGCCAAAGTCGGCGGAAATGTAGGCGTAGCTTGAGTAACGGTAATAATACCAGAATAGTTTTCACCAGAAGAATAGTCGTGATTTATTGTGTTAGCAACCTGTGCGTATATTCTGAAACTACCTACACTATTCACAATAAGAGATGTGTTGTTGGAAGAAATAGAAGCAACATTCGAAACAGTATCACTGCCTACTTCTAGCACAGAATAGGTGAAGTATGATTGTGTTTGAACTGTATTATTAACAACAGTTGCAATAGGCGAAGGTAGTATAGAATTCAAATTATATGCATATGTAATGTTGGTGCTACCAATTAAACTACTCGAAAATGTAATAATCGGGATTTCTCCTCCTACACTTATAGTATTAGAAACACATGGGTTAATACTATTAGATGCTGTATAATTACCATTAGCAGAAGCAGCACACGAAGCTTGAATTTTAAATGTTCCTACAGAATTAATTGTAATAGATGCTGGGTTTGTTGGATCTGAGAAAGAGGCAGCCGGAATATTATTGGGCGAAGAAATAGGAATAATACTATAAATTATTATTTGAGAAGGATCGTTATTTGATATTTGAGCGGCAGTAAACGTATATGGGTTATTTCCATATTTCCACGAAGAAACGAATTTTTTAGGAAATATAATAATAGGCGTTAATTGAGGAATAATTACAGGAAAATGCCCCAACGAGCTAAAATAATTTTTCGTCTCAAGTGATTGAACTTGTAACATAAAAGAACCCGCATTATTTATTTTAATCTGTGACGCTGTGATGGGGGAAAGTGCGACATTTTTTGGGTTTTGATTAAGTATTGTATATTTATATTGAATATTACTACTATCGGTATTATTGCATGTTATTCCTGTTCCTATTAAGCTATATGGTGTAGGAGAATTAAATCCCCATGTAGAACTAAACCCTTGTAGAAAAGTAATAACTGGTGTAGCTTTTATAATAGTTATTGGAGGCGACGGAGCACTTGTAGCGCCACTAAGTCCATTAAAATTAGTAGTTGGAGGACATGATACATATATTTTAAAATTTCCAGCACTTACCATACTAACCACGTTCCCGGAAATAGTCGCTACCGAAGGTGTATCACTACTATACGATAATGCAATTGCGGGATTATCTGTATTTGTTGTAGATACACCAAGTATTTGATAAGTAGAATTTGGAGAATTTATAGATTGTTTAAAATATGTTACTTGTTTCATAAAAGTAGAACCGAATATAACTTGTGGTGTAGCTGGCGAAATAACAATCGGAATCGATACGCCCTCTGCTGGTGAAAAATCTAAACTAGTAGTTTCTATAACAGATGCTTTTATTTTAAATGTTCCTACACTATTTATTAAAAGTTGTGTTCCTTCAGGATTTATAGTTGCAACAGTTGACGCTGTTACACCATCAATCGCACTAACAATTGAGTAAGATATATTCTGAATATTATTATTAACTGTTGCTATGGGTTGAGGTAGAGGATAATTCAAATTATACGCATATGTAATGCCATTGATTAAACTTTTCGAAAATGTAATAACAGGAACTTCCGTTGCAATTACTACTTTTTTTGAATCTATATTGTTAGCAGTGTAATTTAATGTTGAACTACACGATGCATTTATGTTAAATTTTCCGACACTATTAAAATAGAACGGTGTTGCAATATTAGCGGCTGTGACGATTGTTATAGGAATACCTTGTGATACAGTTCCGTATATATATGGTGTTGAGCCATTTGTAGCACACACTGTTCCACTTCCCGAATATATATCATATCCCGAAACATTTTGCGTAATTTTACCTAGTAACCATAAGGATATCGTATATGAATGTTCAGGGTGCATCATAATCGAAAAGCCAGTTAAGTCGAAAATTTGAGGAGTTGTTATATTTGCAGGTATACTTATAATACTACATTTACTGGTTAATATAGATATATAGTTTACTGTTATATACATAGTGCTGTTAGTGGTGCCGTTAGTGGGGTCAGTAGTAGTGCTTAGATAATAAGATGCATTTGAACCGCTTTTAATAACAAGGGTCGCATTTGCAAGCTGTGTTTCTGTTAATATAACATTACATGAAATATTATACATATATAGTGAACCTCCTGAAACACCGACAGGAAGTGTAATAGAACTCAATTGATTATTTGTTAAATTTACCGGCGGAAGTCCAGCAATTGTATCTGTTACAACTAAGTCGCATGCGAAATAGTTTGTAACACCAACACTCGCGGGATAAGCCAATGCTATAGAAATATTATTAATATATACATCATCCTTAGGAGTTGACAAAATTGCAGTTGAAAAATCCGGGAATGAAGGATAATTGGGGTTGGGAGAATAAGAACTTGACGACATACCCCCAGGAGTAATATATGTAGAGTAAGTAGAATTTATACTTACATTATGTGTATCAGATTGAACTGAAACAATATAGTAATTTGTAGGAATATTTGCATTTAATTGTTGACAAGAAATATTGTTTAATAATCCTTCATATGTAGGCGTTATAATTCCGTAACTTATTTTTTGGAGATTATTAGATTGTGCTGGCGAATATTGAACAGAACTGGAATTCGCACCACCGGTATTGGTATTCGTATTATCGTATATTGTAGAAATGTTAACTACATTATTATTAGGCACTGAATTAACAATGGTATACAAAAGTGTTTGAACATTATTGTTGATTGTTGCAGGAACTAAGTTATATGAAACATCATATGTTGCGGCTGTAACAAATGGTTTAGGTAAAGTTGTAGGAAAAGTGATAATAGGTGTTTGTTTATTTATAGTTATAATTGGTAACGGTGATGATAAAGAAGCCGCATTGTAAACACTTGTGCTATTACAATAAGCATTAATATTAAATGTTCCTGCACCAGTTATAGTTACATTTCCCAATGCGTCAATACTGGCAATTCCAGGTGGAGAAGCATTTATAATCGCGTAAACCAGGGGTTGTGATATACTACCTGATGGTTGTATTGTAGGATTATAATTAATACTTGGAGTATAAAATATATAAGGACTACCATATGTTCCTGTTGTAACTAATTTTGAAGATTGTATTATAGATGGCGTAGACTTAACAACGGTAAATGTGTCTGTATTGTATGTTACAGAATTATAATTTTGACTTAACAGTGTATTAAGTATTGTTGAAATTATTATATAAAATGAACCCATACCAGTTATATACACCGCGGGATTATTAGAATTATTAGAATTAGTAGAACTACCCGTTGTTATGATAGCACTAGAATTATTGTTAGGTTTATAATTAAATAATATATTTTTACCATCATTTTTTTTTGTATTCGTATTTTGTATAATAGCATTTGATATTAAATATGTTCTGCCATATATTAGATCTCTATTAAGATTATTCGTATAACTAATTGTAGGTGTAGATTTTATTATCGTTATCGGATTGATTGCTGTCGCCGTTCCATATATACCAAATCTACGTTGTAATGCGTATACATTAAAATACCCAGCATTTTGAACCAAAACATTAAATACATTTTGTATATTATTATTATTGTATATATTAGCCACGTTTATATTTGTAGCATTTGTGATCGCGGTTATTATTATATTATATGAATCTACAAGTTGTGTATCACTACTTGCCGAACCCGATAAAACCTTTGGTAAATCGTTATACTCGTATGAATAAGGAGGCGCAATATTTATTACTAGATTGGGATCTATTAGTGTTTCTGTTTGCACTTTATTGCTGTCATCGCTAGTGCCATTCCCATTTGTTCCATTTATATATGCAATATAAGCAGTAGATGCATCTAACCCTTTGAGCATGTATGTATTTGTCATGGATGGTGCTACCTCTACAGCATATATTTTTGATATAATGGTATAACGAATATTATTATCTACGTCAGTATATATTGTATCATCGAAAATAGGAACATTACCTACAATGGGTTCACTACGAATATTTGTTATTTGTTTAACATTATTATTGTTATATGCATTATCATATACATTATCATATACATTATCATATGTATTATCATATACATTATCATTTGCATCATAATTTAAATCTTTTATATTTCCTAGAATTCTTATCGAATAATATGTTAGTGTATAATAAGATATTTTACATAAAGTGCTACCCGTATCTTCCCATGAAAATGTTATACTATTTGTTTCAATATCGACAACACTTAAGATGAGTTTTCCCGGCTTTGTTCCAATACAACTATTAGTAACTTTCTTTGTTTTAAGAAAATAATTTCCAGAAATATTCGTGCCTTGGTATTTTCCACGATTTGCTTCATGTGCACCTAGTGCGCTATAAAATGAGCTACCATTCATTGATATGGTATCTGATACTAATTTTTTAAGGCGTGTAGAACCAGATACCGCACCTTGTCTTGCAAATGCTACGTTATTAGGCTTGTAAATTGTTTGCGATAAGCATGGTTTATTAAATAATCGTGTTGGTTCGTAGTTAACTGCAGCAACAACTTGCGGTCCATTTGGTAAATTATTCGGCCACATCGGAATACCTTGCGCATCAAAATAAACACATCCTGCTGCCTTATTTGTCGATAAATTTTGCGCATATGTTTGACATCTTGTTTCTAATTTGTCATTACTATATGAATAAAAAGCCTGACTTTGAAGGGCTATTCCACTTTTAATAATATTTCCTTCTGGTGAACAATTGATGCAGTTTGTATTATATACACCTGTCAATACCTTATATGCAGGATTTGTTGGGTCATTTATTTGAGAAGCAGTTGCGTTATAAGGGATGACAGTGTATCCATTATTTTGTATTTGGACATCACTTCCCGCTTTTGAATAATTATCGTCTTTGGTCTCATAACTAAATTTGTTGTTGGAAATAATATACGAATTCCCACCTTCTCCTGCAACACACGTGCAGTCAGGTTTAAAGTGGTATACTATTGAACCTGGGCGATCAAGTTGAGAAATGGTGGCGGCTCTTGAATTATTAGCACCCCCCTTAAAGTCATATACACGCAATTGTCGGCGCCATTGTTTTAAAGGACGTGGTTTAAAATCGGGTCCATTATAGTCTTTATCGTTTATATTTGCATTTATACCGTTTGCATTGGGGCGATTCCATCCAGGAATAATACTCATTCCTGTTGTTACTTTTGTAGAATAATGAGGCACTTTTGTTGTAGTAAGTGTATCTGTATGTCTAAAATTGAGGGGGGCATTTATTCTTGTTACTGAATTACTTGTATTCGACATTACTTTAATATATATATATAAATATATCTGTAATTATCTTTGTAAATATTTATGTATTTGAAATATTTACAAAAGTAATTATATATGTTTTATTTTATTTTATTTAATCCTTTATACTAATCCTCGATCGTTTAAGCATTTTCTGGTAGCGTTTCTAATAAACTTCCTGGAATAAGACGCCTACACATTGAAGACGAAACTACATGTGATGGGTCGGTATATTTTTTTAACACGGGGAAATATTTATTAATAAACTCGGTAAGTAATCTATTATATTCTTTGAAACCTGCATCATTTTTAATATTTTTATAATAGTCTGCAATTATATTCATTTCGTGAATATTATAAGGACGAATGCCCCATGAGCATCCAACATCATCTAATAAACAAATAATTTTTTCTAGTTGTTTTATTTTAACTAATATTTCTCTTCTTTTATCATGTTCAGATGGGTTTGTTATTGACAATTCTTTCAATAAACAAGCAAGTCTTCCAGAAATATAACTAATAAATATTACACCATTTATTGATAAACGTCCTATAGCCGGGGCTTTATTTATACTAATTTTATCTCGTAGTGCAAGTTTCACTTTTTCATAATTTAATATTTTATAATTTTTTATAACTATTTGTAAAAATTTATCCATACCTAGCGGAAATTTTGATACAAGATTTGCAGCATATATTGCATCTGCATCTATTGCATCTGCATCTATTGGATCAATGACTGGTTTAGCTATTCCCGCAATTCGCAATTGACTCGATGGAATATGTGACTGTATATTCTGTCCATTTCTTATAACTACTACACCCTTAGATGATGCCTTAGATGGTGCCTTAGATGGTGCCTTAGATGGTGCCTTAGATGGTGCCTTAGATGGTGCCTTAGATGGTGCCTTAGATGGTGCCTTAGATGGTGCCAACGATTTATTTGACGGTGGAAAAACACCTCCCATACGTCGCCTAGAATGTTTACTACGTGTATGGCGTTGCTTTCGTGTATATTTTTTTGAATAATTATTGCACTTTCGTCCTCGTCGCCTTGTATTTTTTTTCATAGCCACGGTTTCATATATTATTTATTTATATTATTTGTGTAAATAATATAAAATACATACATAAAAAATATACCAAAACTAGTATTTCAGTAATATGTTAATCTAGTATTATAATGTTTCTCTAAATTAGATGACTGTGACGGAAAACAAACAGTATGATTCTGACGATAAATTGCAACAAGATTCTTCTGCGAGCATATCGGCGGCTGATATTTACTCTTAAGACAATATGGCGTATCTGATATACCGCGATAAGCACATGCACTCGCACCTTCACTACCAAATGCGGCTTTTAATGAAGCGGCGTTTTTGTTAACAGTTGTCTGTTTAAGACGATCAAGACGTGTGCTACTATCGACAGCGCCCTGACACGAATATTGGCGATTATTTGGTTTAAAAATGGTAGTTCCTGCTTTGCGTCCGTTACACATACGTGTGCTTTGTGAGTTATACTGGTCGGTTGTGGCGTATACTTGTGGTCCTGTTGGTGAATCAGATGGCCATTTAAGTTGGCCATCGGCGTAGTAATAGTCCGCGCCGGAATTTTGTCCTTGAATGGGCACAGTAAGAAGTTTCTGTTCATATGTATTTGTGCGAGATTTCATATATGCTTCGTGGGTAGTATAATAAGCCTTGCTTAAAAGTGTTGTAGCCGATTTAATTACATTTGCTTCAGGATTGCAAGTGATACATTTCGTATTATATAATCCGGTTAAAATCTGGTAATTTTGATCGGTTCCTGTGGGTGCGGACAGATTACCTACTTGAACATAACCGTTATTTTCGATTTTTATTCCACCGTTAAGTGCCTCTGGGCCAAGACTATTTTCTCCCTGTTTTGTAAATTTCTCTGAAATTGTATATGCATTGCCGCCATTGGTAAGGTCCGCACACGAACAGTCACCACTATTTGCGCGATATATTTCACCGCCGGGTGTTGTTGCAAGATAAATAGTAGCTACACGACTACCAGATGTAGTTAATCCACCGAATGTAGACGGTCGCAATTGACGACGCCAATGTTTTATAGGACGGGCTTTAAATTCGGGTCCATTTGATTTATTTTGTTCGGCGACATTTGGATCAACTCCATTAGCTAAAGGGCGATTTAATCCCGAGACAATACTAATTGCGGTTCCATTTTTGGTAGGATAATGTGGAACTTTTGTAGTAGTTAATGAATTGGATGTTCTAAAATTAATAGGAAGATTTATATTTGATTTAGGGTTGGATGAAATCATTATATTATATTATAATAGTATTTATATTTATAATAGAATTTATATTTATAATAGAATATTATATATTTTATGTTATATATATTAAGATGAAAAATATTCCTATAGTTATATTTATAATACTTTTTAGTATAATATTACTAAATTCTATATATTTAAAAATATCACGTAATGCCACTATTGAGGGGTTAGAAACTAAAAATACAGACAAAACCAATAGCAACGTCAACGACGACGATGATGAAGATATTAAACAAAGATTTAACAGATTACAAGAAAAGGTAAATAAAATACAAGATCAGATAGTTGATGCAGAGAAATCTAATAATGAAAATGCACAAACATTGAAACAATTAAAGAATAAGTCATAAATAATAATTAATAATGATTAATAATGATTAATAATGATTAATAATGATATTTATAAATAACGCGGATTCATGTAATATGTAAAAATAATACAAATATAATATAAATATAGATAACCCAAAATGAAATTCAAATGTAAAAATGCAATATTATATATTTTCATGATAATTTTTATTATTTCTATAATTATTATATTATATTATGGTTTAGGACAAATAAATACTACTGCGAAAATTATAGAAGGAAATACGAATGCTGCTTCATCTGCAACTAATTCAGAAATGAAACAAATGATAAAAAATATGGATAAATATGTTACTACTAAAGTAGAGCCTAAAGTAACTATTTTTTTAGGTAATTTGAAGTCTGTAACTGATAAAATAAACGAGGATATAAGAAAAGAAACAGATTCAAAACTAAATGATTTTGGAACAAAAAATAGCGAAACTACAAAATATTCATCTCAGAAAAAAGTTCCGCCCTTTTCTGCATCTGAGATAAATAGCGCTATTTGATGATTTATCTAATTAATGACTTAATAGTTATTCATTTAATAGTTATTCATTTAATAGTTATCCACTTAATATAATTTTTTATATAATAATAAATAATTATATACGTAGATAATTATATACGTAGATAATAGATAATAGATAATAAACATGCCTGAAACGGATCCTAATAGTTACGAATATTATAAATATGTTAAAACGCCAAAAGATATGGAAATTAAATCTGGTGACAGTTTAGAAAACGTATCAGCTGCTGTATCTGGACTTTTTAACTATGTTAAATTATTGGTTGAGGGAGATTCGGTTGCATCAACAACTGGAAAACCACTAGGTAATAAATATTTCTTAAAAACAGCACAAGATTGCACGGATAAAATAACCAAACAAACGGTAAAAAGAAGTTTATATTTTGATAATGTTCCTACCGGTAATCTTGGAATGTTTGCAGATACGGGTTCAACCACGACGGATTTTAGAGGACTTATTCCGGGTGTTGTTGAAGATGTAATGTCTATTGGTAAAATTGATTTTTTTGGAGCATTTAGTAATTTTGATGTTCCAGAATGCCAAGCTGTTAAACTTAAAACAATATCTGTAAATAATGCTGTGTCATCGGATACACAATATGTTACAATAAGCGATATTGCTCAAATATCACCCTGTAATTTTATTAAAGAATCAAATGCCATAAATCCTAAAAATCCTATAACCGGTAAAATATGCACTCGTCAAGGTTTTACTATGCAGAACGGCGATACCGATGATGATATAAATAGTGAAGAATTATATAAAGATTATTATAATTTAAATGATGACAATAATGTAGATAATGATCTAACTAATATTAATACTAAACTTATGATGCCAGATGATGTATTCCTAAAAGTATTGTTTTATTCTTTGGGTGCTTTATCTCTATATATTGCTCTTAAATTAATGGGAAATATTTATAAAAAACGCGATTAATATGGTAACGAGGTAACATGATATTATTATAACATATTTAAATTTATTTATTACTAAAAATAATAAATTTAAATAATGGTGAAAATATTGATAAATATTAGGTTTTATTTTTTGTGACGGCGATGATGTTTTCTTGATTTTTTTCTACGACCTCCTCCTTGATCTTTTAATTTAAAAAAGTTAAATAATCCACTAAATATAGATTTTTTTGGTGCTCCTGCAGGTGCTTCTCCCGTTGCTACTGCAGGTGCTTCTGCCGTAGCTGCTGCAGGTGCTGCTCCCTGTTCTGCCACGGTATTTTCAACACTCCCCCCCGCCTGTTTTCTAGATCGGGTTCTACTCCTACTCCTACGCCTACGCGTATGCCTAACTCTAGATTTATGTCTTGCCATAATAGTAACAATAATAATAATTATATATTAAACGAAGATATTAATATATGATTGTGATTATGATTTATTTTAAATAAAAAATTAATTTTAAATATTTGTCGTAATTCCTAAACTACCGATTATTTACCTACGTCTGCGGTGAGTTTTGCGACGAGAGCCACGACGGCGTCTACGTCCACCCTGCTGGGACTGGGACTGGCTCTGAGATTGAGCCTGAGCCTGAGACGCGCGACGACCACGACGGGTGCCCCTTCTACCCTTTCTACCAGATCTGCGTCTACGACGACCACCTTCTTGTTCCTGTTCCTGTGCTTCCATTAAGTTAGCCATTTTCTTTTTATATATTACATAAAGAAATAAATTTTTATTTTCCTAAATAAATGATTAAAACAATGCTTATAATTATGATTATAATTATAATTATTTATTGTCAAAATTTAATTCTTTTTTAAATAAAAGAATTAAATATTATAAATCTATACTTTAATTTTGTAATTTACAAATTACAAATTACAAATTAAATCTTTTATATAATTCAAAAGCAGCTAAACCTCCTAAAACTTGTGCTAAAATATATCCAATTAACTCTTCTTTGGGTTGTTTACCAGCTATAACCATCATTACAGAAACCGCGGGATTGAAATCACCTCCTGATATTTTTCCGCCTAAATAAATAACCAATGCAAGGGCAGCACCGATAGCGAACGCATTGCCGGTTGCAATAATTACATATAAAAAGAACATTGTTCCTAAAAATTCCACTAAATATTTGTTCATCATCTTTGATACTTCAATACTTATTATATATTTTTAAAATAAAAAAATATAATTCTGAATAAAATTTTATTATCACTATTTCCTAAAGATTCGCTAAAGATTCGCTAAAGATTCACTAAAGATTCACTAAAGATTCGCTAAAGATTCGCTAAAGATTTCCTAAAGATTACGAATAGATTTGTCTATTTCCTAAAGATGATAAAATAGATGAACCTCCAGATTGAAATGGATTTTCAATTGCTCCTTTCTTTTTTGGTGCAACGCAACCCCCATTACGGCATCTTTGTCTACGAATATTTCTAATTGTATTATCATTATTTTTTGTTTGATACGCTGCATCTACAGGAAGTCCTACTTTATATGCGGATTTACCGATTGCATTATATTTAAGCATATTAATATATTGATCACCACATATAGGCACAGGAATTGGTTTTCCTGCTAAAACGCGTCGTTGGTAGTGACTATGAAACATGCTCGTAGTATAATTATTTGGTGATGCGACTTTTCCTGTAGAAGGAGCAAGAGGGTTTGTAGAATGTATCGTTTTTTCAGCATTCATAAATGATGCGCGTGCATTTGCTACATTACCTGTTTGGTCTGTAGGGTATTGTTGATTGGGTGCAGGTGCCATGCATCTTTGAATACCATTATTGCCGCGTTGTTTTATAAGAACAGTTTGTGATGGTGGGCCATTAAAATAGTATTGTAATGTTCGAATAGGAATAGTTGTCATGGTAATAGGATAGCTGTGGCGGTGGTGGTAATGGTTGTGATAATATAAATATAAATATGTATATATAATATTTACAATATTATTATTATTATATATACGATTGGTTGATTTATTTATTGACACTATATCATAATTACTAAATATAAGTATAAGTATAAGTATAAGTATAAAACTTATTTAAAATCTATGCACTTTTCTCCAGGCAGATTGTGATGCCGAGAAGTCGTCGCCTCCAAATGTATAGTCGTTAAAGTTTCTATTCACAGCTTGTAATTTTTTAAATTGAATATAATCTGAACCATCATATACAAATCGCGGATTGCATGTAGATGATGGAATGCCCGTATTATCTTGGCGTGCTTGAACGGAACCACCAAGAATTTTATAACCTGTTAATCCGCCACGAATATTATTTACCTGATTTGAACCACCTGATGTATAATTTTGACGAGAAAGGAAATCGCCAGCATTATTAACAGCCCTAAAGGCTCCTATTTTGCGTTTATAGCCATTTATAACGCCTGTTGCAGCTGCACCGTTCCATCCCTGCACTAAAGAAAATCTATCTTGGGCTCTTTCACTGCTACCCACCATTCCACCACTACCATTTTTTCCTGAACCACCTCCAATCATTCTAGGTGCAATACCTTGAAAACCACCTCCTAAGTTTGACATTATTTATTATGTATTATATATAATATATATTATATAATATAAAAATAATAAATTATCTACTAAATAGTTTTATATATGTATAAAGTTATATTCCATTCATATCCGTATCCATATCCACAACTCTTATATTCGCTTACACCAAATCTAAATCTATGTCATAATTCTTGGAGCAATATTCATAGTCTGTAATTCCTGAAATAGTAGTTTGCAGGCGTATGGTATTTCTACATATGCGAAATTGGTCCTATTATCGCATGTTCGGCAATTGTGAATTCCCATTTTGTCATTATAAGCTGCAATCATACCACAATCACGGCATACATGAACTTGATATTTATCTGATGCGTCATATAAGCGTCCACGTGTAAACCTGGCTGCTCCATGTGATACCATACAGTTGTGTGCTACAATTCCATTCGCTAGAAACGAGTGTGTATCTTCAACGCTAATATCATATACTTGTTTGGGTCCAACAGGGATTCTCGAGATGACAGTTAGATTCATTGTCGGGATGGAGCCACAGTCACGTGTTACACCATAGTTTCCTGGGTCGAGGTCCAGGACGCTATCAGCATCATGTTCCGCAGCATCTGTATCTGCATCTGCATCAACCTCATCGTCATCACTAGGGAGACATTTCATACTTTCACTCTTGAACCAATCTAGTGCACCAATTTTTTCAAGGAATTCTTCAGCGTTTGGGAATCCTTTTGCCGTGAATTTTCCGAATTCTGTTCCTTTGATGAGATGATCCGTAATATCATGCGTGCTTGGAATAGCGTATTCATGCAGAAGTCCTTCTGTTTTCTTTAATTCTTCGACGGCTTGTATAATTGCTTTTTTAGTTGGCACAATTTTTTCAGGAGTTTTTTCCTTAATTTCTTTGAATTTAGTAATTTCATTTACACGGTTTACCATCCAGTTGTGTTGGCGTGTCACTTCTTCACGCAGACGACGATAGGATACACCAGCTTCCAATCGTTGGGATTTATGACAGCAATATCGAAACCCGATTTTTTCAGAGAATGGGATTAGTTGTTCAATGGGAAGATGGAGCGTTAACTGAAAACTGCGCTCTGATTTATCTGCTTTATCTTTTTCTTCGAATTTTTTCTTTGAAAATGATGTCTCTTTAGGGTTTTGAATAGTTGTATTATGAATACCACATTTAGCAAGTAATTTCTGCATATCTTCAAACATTTTTTGTAAAGAGGCACGATGTTCATATGTTTTAGTTTGTGAAAATGAAACCGATGTAAGGATGTCGCGTTTTCCTCTATGCATTCCAAGAACACAAGTATGTCCGTCCCCTCCAAACATCCCGGCAAGAAATTCACGCACAATGGGGCGAGGGCATTTTTCATCCAGTATAAATTTAGGCAGAGTTCCCGGTTGATTTACTTTTTTGCCGCTTATTAATCCTGGAAGTTGAATAATATCATTCTTTAATTCTGCGGGAATTCTAACTATATATAAATTATTTGAATTAAAGTTTGTTTGTTTGCTTTCACAAAATAGTTCAATATCTTTCATTATAGATTCAACGTCTAACATATGTCCTAGAAATAAGTTCGCTATTTTAATTTTTGAATTCATATGTCCATCTGTAATTAAATATCCAATTATACGCGCAAACGCAAGCGTTTTCATAAATTCTTCGCGAGTATTTGTTTCGAGTATCCTTGTCCCAAATTCAAGCGTCCATCCACTGCATTCTCTCATTTCTTCATTAATATCAACAAGAGGGCATGTTATACTTGTCTTAATCTTAGTAGAATTCAATTCAATATCTTTAACTTTAACCCAGGTATTATCGGATGTCAAAACGGGATGGTCTTCAGTACACGTAAGTTTTCTACCATCTTCATATGTTAGTTGAAAACATGGACGCATTCCTTTATCCATAAACGCTACTTGCCTAGAGGGAACCATTCCATTTTTTTCTTCACTCCAGCCCATAATATTTACACATCCATTATTTTCATCGAGTGATTTTATTTTTACACTAAGACCATTTGAGAGCGTAATTGGTGTGTTTTCGTCTTGGCAATCTCGTTCCATTTCGCCAAATCGTAACCCTCCATCTCGCGAGCGCCCTTCAGCCGGTTGTCGTGTAAGATTTACCATCGGTCCAATTGAACGACTATGTTGCTTATCATTTACCATATGTTTGAGACGCTGATAGAATGCAGGCCCGATGAAAATATCCGACTCAATCTGTTCCCCAGTCATGCCGTTATATAGGAGTTCATTTCCGTGGCATTCGTGCCCAAGTTTCATCAATTCTTTTCGAATATCGCCTACAGCGAGCTCGCCAAATGAGGTGCCGTCACCGAAGAGTCCGAGCTGGACAAGAACTTTACCGAGAAGTGTTTCTTTAAGTTGCCCGATAGTCATACGAGATGGAATTGCATGGGGATTGATGATAATATCGGGGCGCATACCGTTGGCAGTGAAAGGCATGTCACTTTCAGGAATGATATTACCTACGGTTCCCTTTTGCCCGTGTCGCGAGGAAAGTTTGTCACCGATTACAGGTTTGCGGGAAGTGCGAATACGGACTTTTGCGATACAGTATCCGTCGCCATTACGATCGATGAAATTCTTGTCGATATATGACTCCTCAGTAGTGCGATGAATCTTGCTATGGTCTTCGTATTTGATGAGCTTGGTATGATCGTTGCGGTTTTCCTTGATGGGGACAACTTTCGCAATAATGATGTCGCGGTTTTCGATAAATGTATTTTCCGGGACGAGGCCTTTATTATTGACTTTATCGTAATTGCCGAATTTCATACCCTTTGTTTTTGAAGGATCCGGTTTGCATCGGATTTCCTCATCTCCGTTAATCTTCTTGTCCTCGTCTTTTTCGGTATGGTAAATAGTGGCATTGAATAACCCGCGATCGATTGAACCCTTATTTACGAGAATACTATCCTCCTGATTATAACCCGAATAAGTCATGATTGCGACAATGACGGCTGAACCAGACGGGATTTGGTCGAGTTTAATCATACCCATGACGCGTGTATCAACAAGGGGGCGACTTGGGTAGGTGAGAACATAGGCGGTTTTATCCATGCGATTTTGGTAATTTGTGACATACATTCCCATGGCTTGCTTACCCATCGCGCACTGATATGTATTTCTAGGAGATTGATTATGCTCGGGAAACGGGATACAAGAAGCGAGAATCCCGAAAATGGTGCTTGGATGAATTTCGCAATGTGTAAATTTGTATATGTAGTTACTTTCGTTATTTTTAACAAGGTCAGCAGGCTTCATAGCAATCATGCTAAAATTTTGTTCCTCGGGATCGATATATTCTAGGATCGCTTCGTCGATTTTTGTATCTGTCAATATATCATCCCATGTAAGATTTTCGGCATTCAGTTCTGCGATAATTTTCTCTGTTATAAACACCTTGTTATCTTTTACACGCAAAACAGGACGTGTAAGTCGCCCCGCATCGTTGCAAATACGGATTTCCTTATTTTTAATATCGAATGCAACAGATGTGTAAATATTAATAATACCTTTGGATTTCTTATCTTTGAATGCATTATATAGCTCGATAGGATTCGCAGTATTACCTAACCAAGCTCCATTTACAAATACTTTCACGTTCAAGAACATTTCTTTCTGATTTATGCTATCCATTCTCGAAATAAACGGTTCAACATGTTGGTGCAATGATTCGGAATTGCTAGGGATTGTGAGGTGCGTCATATAACTGATATTCTTTACGACACCTACACTGCCACCTTCAGGTGTTTCAGCTACACATAAAAACCCCCATGTCGTATTGTGAAGTTTGCGCGGGGCGATCAGTTTACCGCTTTTGTCAACAGGTGTATTAATACGACGAAGATGGCTGAGACTTGATACATATGTAAGACGATTCAGAACCTGAGCTACACCGACTTTATTGCTATTCACATTTTTAATACCAAAATCTCCGGTGGAAAGGGCACGCTTTAGCCCATTCTCAATAGTTGTCGACTTAATAATTTTATAAATATTTGTTTTGTTGACGATATTCATGTGATCGTCAGTAGAACGCCACGAACCCATATTAATTTCTTTAATGATTTGCTTTGACATATCTTTAACCAGTTTGTTGAAATAGTTGCGGAATAAATTATTTAGAAGAGCACCAGTCAAATCAACGCGCTTGTTTACATAGGAGTCGCGGTCATCTTGTTTCGCCATATCGAGACTGCATCTTAAAACGCGATTTACCATATATCCTAGAAAGTATATTTTTTGAATAGCATTATGGCAGTGCGGGAATAAATCGTTATTGAGCACATCTTGTGTAAATACTCTCTTTTTTGCAGCTCCGGCCTCTTTATCCATATTCATTGGTGTAAACATAACATTAGATGTAATAATCCTAAGAGCATCTTCTTGCGTCATTACAGAATTCGCGTCAATAATAGATGCTTGTAGAGAATCCAAGATTGGTTTGGTAGTTACATCCTCAATATCCAATACAATATGATTGCAGATTTCTTTGTCTGACATGATTCCAAGTGCACGAAATACTACGAAAAGCGCGATGGGTTGTTTAATGCGAGGAATTTGAACATATATGGGACATCCGAATCCATTATTTTTATTCGCAATCATGACATTAATTTGTTTTGGCGAGATACATTTAAAATCGGGAACAGATTTAATTTCGGCTGTCCAAACCCATTTGTTGTTGTTTTTTGATGTATTATAACAATATACGCGATTCTCTGCTGCCCTCTCTTGGCCCAAGACTGTTTTTTCGCTCCCATTAATAATAAAATAGCCCCCTGCATCATGCTTACATTCTCCAGATACATTATTATTAATATGAGTATATTGACTAAGAACGCATATCGACGATTTCAACATAATTGGTAATTTCCCAATATGAACTTTTGGAATAGCTTTATAAAATGTCTGTGCGTTCTCTAGATTTTCTCCTGTTCTTACGACATAGCGAATATTTATATCAATTGTCATGGATGACGCGTATGTGAAATTTCTCGAACGCGCATCGTGTGGAAACATAATTTTTGTAGCTCCATTATTTTCATGAATTTGTGGACGATATAAATTAAATTTGTCAAATGTTACATGTAATTCTAATTTATTCTTTTTAGTTCTTTTGCACATGTCTTGTTCTGATGCAATTAGAACAGGATTGAACATATCAATTGTTCGTTGAATTTGATTATTCACAAAATCATTGTAGGATTCGATTTGATGACGAACCAAGCGTTTCAAATGCTGATTTCTAAAATATGCGCCAATAATAGTCCACGGTGTCTCAATATATGGAATGCTTGACGGCTTCAATGCCACCTGCAATGAATTTTCTATTTTTTTTTCTTTTTCGACTTCTGTTTTGTCTACTTCTACTTCTACTTCATTAATCGAATTCTTAATTTGTTGTGTATCCTGGTTTTGTTCTGTATTGCTAGATTTATCGTTACTTGATACTATTTTTGATTTGTCTATATTTATATTTATTTTTTCATGTTTTTTATTCTTTCTCTGTTTTACCTCACCGACAATTTCATCCTCTACATTGAAAGGTATATCCGTAATATTTAATTCTAAATTTTCACAAGATTTAAGATGTCCTTTGCCTTTGCCTTTGATTTTTTCGTTATCGCTGTCTTTTACCTTCACTTTACCACTACAACTAACACTTGATACAAAAGCTTTTGACATTCTTTTTTCTTTTAGATTTGAATTCTTATTATTGGATTATTGCTTATTTATTATTTCAATTTAGTTTTAAGTGTATTTCCCACAAATTATATACATATATAAATATCGAAAAAAATATCGAAAATGAATATCGAAAAAAATATCGAAAAAAATATCGAAAAAAATATCGAAAATAAATATTGAAATTTTAAAAATTATAGTTAATTTTTAAAAAAAATAAAATATTTTATTATGTATATGAATTGTAAATATGGAAAATAGTTTATATCTGAATATAAATAAAGGACTTTTATTGATAATATTGTTTGTTTCTGGAAAATATGTAACAACTAAAATTCTTAGTTGTAGAATTCAAGAATTATTAAATGGTAATGTATATGTTCAATATATTTTACTTTTTATAATTATTTATTTTACAATTGACTTTACAACGGATGACGGTATAATTGTTAGTCCAGTAGAAAACGTTAAAATTACTTGTTTAGTTTGGGTGTTATTTTTAATGTTTGCCAAAATGAATTTATATTTTACTATTTTTACTTTTTTGTTATTTTTAATAACATATTATATTCAAAATCAGATTATATATTATAGAAAAATAAATAATAAAAATGAATATAAAGAAAATATAGTTTCTTTAATAAGCGTTGAAAGAAAATTAGTATTATTTATAATTTTTACTATTATATTGGGATTTGCGCTTTATTTTATTAAAGAATATAAAGATAAAAAAAAAGAATGGTCTTTTATAAAATTTATATTTGGAACACTGCACTGTGACTTTGAAAATAAAAAGTTAAAATAAAAAGTTAATATAAAAAGTTAAAAATATTATTATAGGTTTATAATAATAATATTTATTTTACATACAATCGATATTCCCATATTAGCCAGCCTTCATTTAAAAATTAATATATAGTTTCTTTATTTTTGGATTATAATTTAAATTTCTTGCCATAGATATAACCTGTTTTCTTCCAATATTATTATTCATACGAGCGGGTGCTGTTGCCACTGCAGGTGTGGGTGCAGTCGGTGTTACAAAAACATTATCTTCCATATTTAAAGGATTTCCGGATGTTAATGCGGTGCGTTGTTCAAAACGGTTGACTTTTTCACCACAGCATATATCTTTCAGTAAATGTTTCCATTTATAAGTTATTGGTGAATTATTACGCAAACTATTTAACAATATATATGAAAGTGCACCGCACGCTTGTCCACCTAGATATGCATCTGCGCTTGTTTGACTATCCTGACAACCGCTAATACAAAAAACATCCCCATTGGTTTTTGCATATCTTTTATATTCATAATTAGTCTGTTGTAAAGACCAATCTGCTGCAACATATTTTGTAGGAAGAGGCGCTTTTTTATTTGTAAGATAACTAGAGTCATCATATTTATACCTTAAATCGCAACCTGTGCCACTATGACATGCATCTAAGATAATATATAATCGCACACCTTTTGGGACAAGAAGTGCTAAATTGTTTCGAATTAAATCATCGCTAATAAAACCAGATCTTGCGAAATCTATAGGACATATACAAGAATCCTTTCCACTTTCTTCGTCGCCACTAGTATCGCGTATTAAAGAACCGTGTCCTGAATAATGGAACCATAGTTCGTCGCCAGCAACAGCACCTTTAAGCAATACTGCGAACGCACTTAATATATTAGCACGTGTAGGTTTTTGTGCAGTATAGTCAGTTAATACGATAAATGAATTATATTTCCTAACTGTGTGTAGATATGTACCTATATTGTTAATATCATTTATACACCCATTTAACTGATTTCTGGTGCCCAAATAATTTATACCAACTAACAATGCTCGTCTCATTTATTTTGCAAGTAGATTGTTATTGTATATATATAGGCATATATTTTAATTACTATAAATATACAACATTATGTAATAAGATTATGTAATAATATTATGTAATAAGATTATGTAATAACATTATATATTAACGAATAAAAATATAAAAATAAAATATGTATATATTATTAATTGTATTGTTATTGTTTTGATGAATAAAGTTAATAATCGCGATAGTAAAAAGAGAGTTAAAAGAGTTTTCGTCGATTTTGTAAATATTCTCGATACTAAAAGCGATTATTATATATTAAATTCTGTTATATTACAAATAATAAATGAAAATATAGTAAATAAGGTTCTGGATAATATCAATGAAAATACGACAAATGATATCATACAACAATATGAAAAACCTGTTACATGCGAACAATGCGAACAATCATCTAATATAACTCCATCATTTGTTGCAAAAAATGCCGATCATATATTATTACCACTACCTCGCGAAGATCCTGAAAGTATTTATAACGTATGTGGCGGGGTTGTAAATACAAGAGGTGTTACAGATGCGAGAGATAATTCGAAAATCAATAAATCTGAAATATATAATATAGATATTGATGGGAAAAATACTTGTTATGTTAAAAATTGCACTGTTTGTAAAGATAGAATATCTTTTAAAATCGATAAAATAAATATAAATGTAGAAATAAATAGCATTACTGATTTAATTCAGTTATGTAATGATTATAAATTAGCCGAAAATATAGAATATAATATTGATATGAAATCTCTTCATAAAATTAAAGACGATTTAATTGATCTTAACAATATGATAGGTATGAAAACATTAAAAGAAAATATTGTCGATCAGCTATTGTTTTATTTACAGAATTTGCATATATCTAAACATAATAATAATAATAATAATAATAATAATAATAATAATAATAATAATAATAATAATAAATCTAAAAACCGCGCATATACAGTAACAGGTGATTTTCTACATACTGTTATTTACGGATCCCCAGGAACAGGTAAAACGGAAGTTGCTAAAATTATTGGAAGAATATATTCAAATTTGGGTGTTATAAAAAGCAAACCACCTTCATTTTCTTCAGATAAAAAGAAATTTAGTTTATCATCAATAACACCTTTGTCGCCTTCATCATCTTCATCTTCGTCTTCCTCATCTTCATCTTCCTCATATTCGTCATCATCATCCTCATCTTCATCTCGCTCAAAATTTAAAAAGGTTACACGTTCTGATTTAATTGCTGGTTATTTAGGACAAACAGCACTAAAAACAAAAGATGTAATAAAAGACAGTTTGGGTGGTGTATTATTTATTGATGAGGCGTATTCTCTAGGTAATACAGAAAAACGTGATAGTTTTGCAAAAGAATGCATTGATACGTTATGCGAAGCCCTAAGTGATAATAAAGATAATTTAATGGTAATTATTGCCGGATATGAGAAAGATTTAAATGAATGTTTTTTTAGTTATAACGACGGTCTTGATTCGCGATTTATATGGAGATTTAAGGTGGATGATTATACGGCGAAAGATTTGCGAGATATATTTGTAAAAAAGGTTGGCGATATGGGGTGGTCCGTTTGTGAAGAATTGAGAATAGATTGGTTTGAAAGAAACATGAAATATTTTAAATTTTTTGGGCGTGATATGGAGACACTTTTTACAAAAACAAAAATAGCACATAGTAGGCGTGTATTTTGCAAACCTGAAGAAATGAAAACAAAAATAACGATGAAAGATTTAGAGAATGGGTTTGAAATATTTATTAAAAATGAAGAAGTGAAAAACCGTGTTAATGAAAGTGGAATAAAAATAGTTCAAAATATGTATTTATAGTGTATATATTTGTATTTGTATTTGTATTTGTATTTGTATTTGTATTTGTATTCGGTTTTATTCATAATAATATTTTATTTTTAAAATTATATTATGAGCGATCCTACTAAAAAAAGTATAGTAATAAATAAATCATTTTTAACCGGTTCTGGTTCCGGTTCTGGTTCTGATAATTATAATTCACCTACTAATCCAAATCAGAACAAAAAATCAAAAAAGAATACACGACATTTATCAGAGGAATTAATAAAACCTAATAAACTAAAAAAAATGTTACTTGATAAAATAAATGCAAAAAGGAAAGCAGAGCAATATTCTTCATCGAATAATATTAGTGGTGGTGGTGGTGGTGGTGGTGGTGGTAGTAGTGGTAGTAATGATATTTTAGACGTATCAAAAGAAACAAAAATGTTTAGTAGCGAGTTTAAGAAATCGCTTGAATTTCTAGATAATTATGTAAATCAGAAAAAAACAGATAACCATAAATCTAAAACACTTAAAAAACAAAATGCTGGTAGTTTAAATAATGATATTTTAAAATCTTTACATAATAATAATAACAACAACAACAAAAATTACAACAACAAATCAAATAATTCAAATGTTTTATTTACCCCAAATATTAACAATCAGTCTATACAGACACAAGCATATATACCTGAACCTGTTCAACAATTACAATCCATTCAACGGACACAAGTAATTAATCCTATAGCAAATACTATACAATATTCGGTTCCTTCTTCGGTTCCTTCTTCTGTTCCTTCTTCTCCTACTTTTCAAAAAATTCATCTTCAAATACCTCCAAAAATACAACAATCATATCCACCATCTGTTCCCAAAATAAATCTTGCAATAGGGAAAACAACAAATGAAAATTTAATATATACCGAACTCCCCCCTGAATTGCAAAATTTTACTCCACCTGTTTATAGCATTTCTTCATCATCGTCATCGCCACTTCCATCTATATCATCACCGTCATATTCAACAACATCATTGGATTCTCTCCCTCATCTTACTTCATTCAGTCCAGATATATCAGGATTAGAAACAAGAGAAGCTATAGATGGGAGAGAAATGAATAAATTGTCGAATATAGAAAATAATGATTCAGAAGATATAAAAAATACAAATCTAAATAAAACATCTCTTTCTACAACATCATCAACATTCTCTCCTGTAAAATTGACAGATTCACCATATGGTTGTTTAAAGGGTGGAAATAAACCTACTTTTAGAACATATAATAAAACGATTAAAAGTAGTGCACGATTTTCAGATAATGATTCTGAAAATGTATATTCGGATAGACAAACAAAATTAAGGGAATTACAGGATAAACATGGGAAAAAAACATCCGTTTATGATTCAAAAAAAAATACAGATGATAATAGTGATGGTAGTGATAGTGGTGGTAGTGGTGGTGGTAGTGGTGACGACAATGATGATGACGAGGAAAACGATGGTGCCAATAATAAAAGAAACAAAAATCATTTAAAAAAAACAAAAATAAGAAGACATTTGAGAACAACGATAACTAAAAAATTTAAACTAGGTAAACAGGCAGGTAATATTGTTGGCGTTTTAATAAAAAATAATGATACACGTAAAAATATTCAAAAGGAACACGGTTTATTAAAAAATAAGCAATTACCTGATATTAAAAAATATCTAGTTGAAAAAAATATGATAAAAATAGGTTCTACAGCTCCACCAGGTGTAATACGTAAAATATATGAAGCATCTATATTAGCTGGAGAAGTAGATAATATAGGTAAAGGTGTAGTATTGCATAACTTTTTAGAAGATAAAAAAACATGGTAACCAATTGTGGTAACAATAGCAGAATAGAATCAAACTAAAACTAATAAATAGGAATATTCGCAAGTAATTTTCCTGTTTCAATGCCTTTATAACTATTCCCATATTTATTAAGAGGTGGAGAAACAATACCGATTCCCATGATTCCAGGTATAACAATCATGATAACACCTCCTACGCCACTTTTTGCAGGTAAATATGTTTCTTTCCACCATGAATGCGATTCATCATATAAACCATGTTCTGCCATATGTTGAATAATATAATTTGTTTTTTCTTCATTTATTATTTTTTTATGTGTGACAGGATTTGTCCCTCCATTTGCCAATGTTGCAGCCATAACTGCGATATCTTTACTAGTTACCATTACAGAGCATTGTTTTGTATATGATTTAAGTATTGTTACAGGATCTCCATAAAAACGCCCATATGAAAATAATTTATCTATAAGTTTTTTATTATGTTGACTTGTTTTATATTCCGATAAATATAAATGCCGATTTACATGTAACTTTCTCCCTGCAAAATCTTCCATATTTTGTTTTATCATATTGTCTATAAGTTTTTCATTTTGTGCTTTTGATTTTGTTTCATCATATAATAAACTCGTCGTTGCCATTGCACCTGCATTTACAAACGAATTTATTGTATGATTTTTTGTATGAATAACATCTTTCATAGAATTAAATTCATGTTTTTCTTTCGTATTGCCAATAGATGTAATAAGTTTTTTAATACCATGTATATTTAATGTAAGCGCAAGCGTAAACACTTTAGATGCAGATTCAATACCAACCTCAGTTTCATAATCTCCAAAATTCATAATCTCTCCCTTAATGTTACAAACTGAAATTGCGTATATATCGGGGTTATCTTTTTTTAAATCAGGAATATAATCTGCATTTTTCCCTTTTTGTTTTATATTTAAAATCTTATCGTATATTTGTTTTATATCTTCTTCATTGAATTTCATTCATATATATATATATAATAACAATATTTGATAATATTTAATAATATTCGATAATATTCTATATTATTTTATAATTATTAATTTTTATTTATTAATTTGATTTTCGATTAATCTCACGCTTCTCTTACGCCTCTTGTTTTTAATATTCTATAAAAATACTACGAGATCTAAAGAATGACGAAGATAAATACATCGTGATGCTATATGCTATGCAAATACTGGTATTATATATTATATATGATATATAATATATCAAATATAGTTAAAGGGTTATATAATATATATAGTATAGCAAACCTTTGTTCTAACGAACATATACGTATACCTAATAACACAATAACATAATAACGCAATAACACAATCAGGCAATGTCTCTTGTAGCAACGTATTTGAAATTGACAAAAGAGTATTCAGATAAATATGGGGATAAAACTGTTGTATTAATGATGGTGGGTTCATTTTATGAAATTTATGGTGAAAAATTAACTAACCGTGACGGTTCTTTTTCTGTCACTGGTAGTAAAATAGAGGAAATATCTAAATTATGTGATTTATCGATTGCACAAAAAATCGCCGGCGTATCAGGAACACATGTTATGGCCGGATTTACGTATACAAAAATAGATAAATATTTGAAAAAACTGCAAGATGCTGGTTATACTTCTGTTGTGATAACACAGGATCCAGCAAATCCGAGTAATAGAAATGTCGAAGGTATATATTCGCCAGGAACATTTTTTAATACAGATACAATCGAAATATCTAATAATACAATGTGTGTTTGGATTGAACAAGTGTCATATATGAAAACAAAATCAATTATTATCGGGATTGCAAATGTAGATATATATACAGGGCGTGTTATTATGTTTGAATATAAAACAGAGGATAAACATAATCCAACATCATACGATGAACTTGAGAGATATATTTCTACATACAAACCGAGTGAAATTATTATGATTACAAATTTTAGCGAAAAAATTTTAGAAGATATAGTAAATTACACGGGGATAATGTGTAAAAATATACACAAAGTTTTATTATCAGATGAGCAAACAACAGGGAAACCAAAATTCTTGGTTGATGCAGCGAAAAAATGTGAAAAACAGACATATCAACATGAAATATTAAACAAATTCTATAAATACAATACTGTTGCATCCTTTATGCAAAATACGACTACATATGATTATGGCACACAAGCATTCGTTTTTCTGTTACAATTTCTACATGATCATAATCCAAATCTTGTGAATAAAATACGCGAACCTGTTTTTGATAATAAAAGTGACAGAGTTATTCTTGCAAATCATTCACTACAACAGTTAAATATTATAGATGATAGTAACTATACAGGAAAATATTCGTCTGTTTCGAAGTTTCTGAATAATTGTATTACACCAATGGGTGCGCGAAAATTCAAGTATAAAATTCTTAACCCTATATTTGATATTGAAAAATTAAATATGGAATATGATATTACTTCCTATATATTAAAAACAGGCGGGGAAACACTTATTAATGAATGGAGAACAAATATGGGGGAATTAAAAGATATTGAAAAATTACATAGACAAATTATCCATAATAAAGTGACGCCTCGAAATTTATTTTATTTATATAATAATCTACAAGTGATATCAAACATGTATGATAAAATCAAAAGTGATGCAACATTATTTAAGTATATGAATTCGCATTTTGAAAACGGACAGAGACAAGGACAAATACACGATGCGCCTAATATTTCCGCTCTATGTGGAAAAATACGTGCATTTATTGAGAACCATCTTGTATTGGACAAATGTTGCGCAATCGACAATTTAAATTATGATGAAAATTTCATACTACAATCTGTTAGTAAAACATTGGACGATATTGTATATGATTATGAAAATTCATTTATAGAATTACAAACAGCCCAAAACTATTTATGTGAGCTTATAGCATCATGTGAAAAAACAAATAAACATGATAAAAACGATAAAAACGATAAAAAATATGAGTATGTGAAAATCCATGATACAGAAAAAATGGGTTATAGTTTACAAACCACAAAACGCCGTGCTAAATTACTTGAAGAACAAGTAAAAAAACAAATAAAAGCTAGCAAAACAGATGCAAAAACCGGGACAAAACCAGAAGTTTGTATTGAATATCAAACATATAAAAAAACGACAAGTGTTTTGGTATTGGATTTATCCGCAATAAATTATCCCGCTGCAAATGGAAGTAATGCATCGATTCAGTCTACCCAAATTGATAAAATATGTGAGACAATTATTAAATCTAAATTAAAAATGAAAGCGGAAATCGAAGTCGTGTTTACGAATTTTATAAAAAACATGCAAAACATGTTTGAACATGATATCCAAATGATAGTAGATATGATAACAATAACCGATATATTACAAAATCAGGTATATATTGCCATCAAAAATAAATACTGCAAACCGGTAATAAAAAATACAGACGATGTTACGCAATCATCACCTAAATCAACATCATTTGTAAAAGTGAAAGAGTTGCGTCATTGTCTTATAGAACACATCAATACAAATGAGTTATATGTTACAAATGATGTGGAATTAGGGGATGGGATGGAACAACGAGGTATTTTGCTTTATGGGACAAATGCGGTTGGAAAAACCAGTTTAATTAGAGCACTTGGAATTGCAGTTATAATGGCACAAGCAGGACTATATGTGCCGTGCTCTGAATTCGAGTATATACCCTATAAGAGCATATTTACAAGAATTCTGGGAAATGATAATTTATTCAAAGGACTGTCAACATTTATGGTGGAGATGTCAGAATTGCGTGTTATTTTGAAGTCGGCAGATAGTTCGGGGCTTATTTTAGGAGACGAATTATGTTCTGGAACGGAGATGGATTCTGCTATAAGTATTTTTGTAGCGGGTTTGAAAAAATTACACGATGTAAAGTGTTCTTTTATTTTTGCAACACATATGCATGAGATTAATAAATATGATGAAATAGAAGAACTTGATAAATTATCTATGAAACATTTAGAAGTTATATATAATAAAGAAAAGGATATTTTGGTATATGATCGTAAATTAAAAGATGGGCCAGGGTTTAGCATGTATGGATTGGAAGTATGTCGTTCTTTGCATCTACCTGAAGATTTTTTAAAATATGCAAATGAAATTCGGTTAAAATATAGAAACAATGAGCAAAGTATTCTTTCAGCAAAAACGAGTAATTATAATTCCAAAAAATTAAGAAATATATGCGAAATATGTCGGACTGAAATAGGAACAGAAATACATCATTTACAACATCAGAAAAACGCTGATTCGCATAATTTTATAGGACACTTTCATAAAAATCATGTTGCAAATTTAGCATCTGTATGTGAAAAATGTCATGATGATATTCATACAAAAGGAGAACAACATCGTAAAATAATGACATCAAGTGGACCTATTATACTTAAAATTTAAAATCGATATAATTTAAAATCGATATAAATTATATTCGATATAAATTATATTCGATATAATATAAATTCGATATAGTTACATTATTTTATATATAAATACTATAATAATACTATAATAGTATTTATATATAAATAATAGAAATGAGTAATGCAGTAAAAATGCAAACAGTAGGAGAAGCAACTAGTTCAGTGAAAGGTGTATTTGAATCTACATTTAGTAGTTTAGCAAAATCTTTAAGTTTACCACAATTAAAAGATTCATTTTTTCAAAATATTATTTATATTTTGATGGTTATTGTAATTTTAATAGGTATTTTAGTTTATATCCAAATGGTTGGATATAGTAATGTAAACCCTCTTGATCTTCCACCTACGAAAGAAGTAAAAAAAATAGAAATTCAAAAAGTAGTAGAGGGTTTTGATATTGAACAGACTGGTGGTTTAGAAGAGTCTGCTCATGATGTAAACAATGCAAACGATATGGGAAATGAAGATGGTAATTTATATAATGGTGTATTTAATAATATTTATAATAGCCCATATGATAATATTTCAGGTGGAGATGATCATTTATTGGATGAGATGACAGCGGATACATATGAGGGCGATTCAATGCAATATAATAAAAAAAGGAAATAACTATATGATATATAGAGTATTTAATAGTTGATTATTTTATATTTTATATATTTGATATTTTATATATTTGATATTTTATATATTTATTCTATTAATAAGGATATAAAATTGATTTATAAATTTGTATATAATAAATATATAAAAACAAATCCAAGAAGAGAAGAAAATAAAATGATTATCCCTATTAAGTGTTTTACGTGTGGAAAAGTTATTGGTGACAAATATCGTTACTATTTAATTCAAGTAAAAAAAATGAAGATTGAAAAAGAAATGAAAAATGATAAAGTTATTTATTTAACGCAAGAATTTACTGACAAAACACCCGAAGGATATGTTTTAGACGATTTGGGTTTTAACAAAATATGTTGTCGAAGGCACTTTCTCACACATGTAGATATTGAGTAAAACCATGGTTGATTAATAATAGATCATAATTTTGCGTATTTTTTGAATATTATATTTTTCATATATTATATTATATTTTTTGTTTATTTATAATATATTATCACATTAATATATAATATACAAAATACACAAAATGGGTTCTTATTCATATAAAAAACATAAAAAATCAAAACATAGTAAACATGGTAAACATAGTAAATATAGTAAAAAAAATAAACACCATAGTCGTAGAAAAACTCGCAAAATGGGGGGTGGAAATGCTTCATGTCCTGGTTGTAGAAGCGATAATACAACAAAAATAGGTGGATATTATTTGAATACACCATTATCTGATGGAGCAGGTGGAGCAGGTGGACAAATGGGTGGTGGTGGACAAGCATGCACCCAAAACCCTTATCAGTTTAGTAGTGGAAAACAAATAGGTGGACGCAGGGGTGGAGGTAAAATGATTCCACATAGAAAGGGATGTAGAAATAATAAAAGAGGCATGAGAGGCGGGGATGGAAGTTTTTGGAATTTTGCAAAATTTTGGAACCCAAATACAGGTGGTAATCTATTATCATTGTCAGATAAAGGAACTTCTCCAACAGGGTTAGGAGCACCTTTAACAACATCTGGTGATAAACCTATACCACCTATTCAGCCATGGCCTGCACAGAAATTAATTATGCCTCATGCTTATACAGGGGGTGGTGGTGGTGGTAGTGGTGCACAGATTGGTGGAGGAAGTGCACAAATGAGCGGAGGTGAATGTAGTGGATGTGGAATTGGAAGTGGTGGGGGTAGATATACAAGAAAAGGTAGAGGTAGAGGTAGAGGATTAAAAGGTGGCAGTATTTTAGATGATATACAAAATATTGGTCGTAGTTTGGTATATGGTGCTGGTTCGGCTATAAACGGATTAAGTGGATACTCTAATAAAATATACAATACTAACCCAAGCCCGACGGTCCAATTTCCTCGAGGTTTAGGAGACGTATCTGTATCCAAAGGAGGAGTTGCTTACAGTGCTGTAGACTTACCAACTACATATAAAAGTGCATATTCATCAGCTGCAAGCATGTAATCACCAAACAAAAACCAAAACCAAAAAACAATAATAAAATATTGTTACAAAAATAATAATAAAATATTTTACAATAATATCATAATAATATCATAATATCATAAAATAACATATCATAATAATATATTATATAATGTCTTTTGATTTGTTGTATAATTATTGCACCCCTGCAAAACTTTATTTTATTATTAGTTTGATTCTACTAGCAATTTCATTCTATTATGATATATCAAGGAAAGAAAAAGATAAAATATGTTTAGGAAAATTAAATTGTAAATTAGAAAACAAACCTGCTTTTTATATATTAAATATATTATTTATATTAGCATGGGCTGTTATACTTAATGTATTATGCAGATTTGGTTGGAGTAAATTATCATGGTTTTTATTTCTTTTTCCATATATAATTTTAGTTATACTTTTTATTGCAATCGCAGTATTAGTAATTTCGATTGCAAGAAGTAGTAAAAAATAAAAATAATAAAACAGTAAACCAGTAAACCAGTAAACCAGTAAACCAGTAAACCAGTAAACCTGCAATCAGAGCCTTAATTCATATTTAATAATATAATAAATATGAATATAACTACAAATATGAATATAACAAAATATAACAATGAAGACAAATATGAATATAAAGTAAAAAGTATAAAAAATACTAATGATATAATATAATAGTATAATAATAATATAATTTAAGAAAACATGAATTCAGAATTAGCATGGCAAGTAATTGATAAATATTTTGAAGATAATCCAAACAGCTTAGTTCAACATCATTTAGCATCCTATAATGACTTTATTGTAAACGGAATAAAAAGAATTTTCAAAGAGAAAAATCCCATTGTCCTTCAAAAGGAAGAAGACACATCTAAAAATATTTTCAAATTAAGATGTGAATTATATATCGGCGGTAAAGGCGGTAATAGAATATACTACGGAAAACCGGTTATATATGATGATGAAAACAACGGTTTAGTAAAAAGATCACATTTTATGTATCCGAATGAAGCGCGGCTTAGAAATATGACATATGGGACAACAATTCATTATGATATAGATGTCGATTTTATAATGCGTGATGTAGAAGATAATATAAGAGTAGAAACATTAGTATTAGAGAAAATATTTCTCGGCAGGTTTCCTATTATGCTTCAATCTGAATTATGTATTTTAAATGGACTAAACTCTTCTGTGAGATTTAATATGGGTGAGTGTCGCAACGATCATGGTGGATATTTTATTATCGACGGTAAAGAAAAATTCATAATCTCACAAGAAAAATTCGCCGATAATATGCTTTATATACGTGAATATGATGATGAAGGTGAACTATATAGTCATTCGGCTGATATACGCACTGTTTCAGAAGATGCTTCAAAACCAGAACGAACCATGTCGGTAAGAATCGTTGCACCAGGTGCTAGATACTCAAATGGGCAAATCGTCGTATTAATACCGAATGTTCGCAAACCGATACCCCTTTTTATTGTTATGAGAGCATTAGGTGTTTTATCAGATAAAGATATTATCGAATATTGTTTACTCGATATCGATAAAAATGAAAATATGGTAGATCTATTTATTCCATCAATCCATGATGCAAATAAAATTTTTACACAAGAAATCGCGCTTAAATTTATATCCACTTTTACAAAATCAAAAACAGTGTCACATATTCACGACATTTTAATGAATTATTTTCTTCCTCAATTGGGAGAACTAAATTATATTAGTAAAGCGTATTATCTGGGATACATTGTATATAAATTGTTACTAGTATACACTAAAAATGAAAAACCCACTGATCGTGATAATTTTAAATTTAAACGCGTTGATTCACCAGGACGTCTTTTATACGATTTATTTAAAGAATATTATTCATTACAACAAGCCAATATCCGTCTAGCAATTGATCGCGAATACTATGGTAATACGTCTAGATATAATACGACAGAATCATTCCCTTCTTTGATTGCACTAAATAAAAATGAAATTTTTCAAGATCGTATTGTAGAATCCGGATTTAAAAAGGCATTTAAAGGGAATTGGGGTTCAGTAGAACACACTAAAAAAATAGGGGTAGTTCAAGATGCAAATCGGCTTTCTTATAATTCATTTATTGCTGGATTTCGTAAAATAAATTTGCCGATTGATTCGTCTTCCAAGTCTGTAAAGCCGCGTTTATTGCATGGTTCGCAGTGGGGTATTATTGATCCTGTAGATACACCAGATGGTGCAAATTGTGGTTTACATAAAAACATGACATTAATGTGCCATATTACTACTGGATTCTCAGGACAACCGATGATAAAATGGATGCGTGATATAATAGGAATGAAATTATTAGAAGAATGCCCTAGGAAATATTTGTTCAATTCTACAAAAGTATTCATAAATGGTGCATGGGTGGGTGTTATATCGAATCCCGAAGAAGTGAATTTACAAATAAAAGCATACCGAAGATTCGGATTAATATCTCCTTTTATAAGTGCACATTGGGAAATACATAATAATGAAATGTTTATTTTTACAGATGGTGGACGATTGTGTAGACCTTTATTTTATTATGACGCGATTAATTCAATATTTGCTTTTGAAAGAAAAGAAATTCTTACATTATTACAATCCGACAATTTTACGTGGAAAAATTTAATTATCGGAATGAATGGAATGAATGGAATAGACGAAAAAATTGTCGCAGAATATGTAATCGAATCGCCTATTATTTATACACCACGTGGGTTATATGGCGTTGAAACAATCGTAGATATACAAAAAAGCGGAAGAAATATGTCGTCTATTTTAGAATACGTAGATACTGCTGAAGAAGAGTCGTCGCTTATTTCTTTATCATATAATGCGCGCGATAAACCATATACACACATTGAAATTCATCCGTCTATTTTATACGGATTTATGGGGAATCAAATTGTTTATCCTGAAAACAATCCTCTTCCGCGAAATGCGTTTTCATGCGGACAAGCGAAACAAGCGATTTCATTATATAGCACGAATTTCTTTTCGCGAATTGACAAAATGGGAGTAATGTTAAACTATGGACAAATACCGCTTGTTAAAAGTCGTTATTTGAAACATATAAACAATGAAGAACACCCATGTGGTGAAAATGTCATTGTGGCTATTATGTGCTACTCGGGATATAATGTAGAAGATTCTATTCTTTTCAATGAAGGTTCAGTAAAACGAGGAATGTTTCGCACAACATATTTCAATAGTTATGAAACGCGCGAAGAATCTACTAAAAATAAAGGTGTAGCTGTTGATTCACATATTGTAAATATTGAAAGCGAGGCAAATGTTATTGGGTTAAAACCTGGCTACGAATATGACCATCTTGACATGTATGGAATGATCAAAGAAAATACCGAATTAAACGACAAAATAGTATTAATTGGGAAAGTTAAGACGAATTTAGATAATCCCGAACATCCTATCGACGACTCGGTTTTTCCTAAAAAAGGACAACTTGGATTTGTCGATAAAACATTTATTACCGAAAGTGAAGAAGGGACGCGACTGGCTAAAGTGCGTATCCGTGAAGAGAGAATGCCTAGTATTGGGGACAAATTTGCGTCACGCGCTGGACAGAAGGGAACTGTTGGTGTTTTAATACGTGAACAAGATATGCCTTTTACAGCAGATGGAATACGTCCTGATATTATTATTAACCCACATGCAATCCCATCTCGTATGACGATTGGACAATTAGTAGAAACATTGATCGGGAAAGCATGTTCTTTATATGGCGCTTTTGGAGACTGCACTGCATTTTTAAATACAGGACCAAAGGAAAAACAGTATGGCAAACTATTGATCAATGAAGGTTTTCATTCAAGTGGCACGCAAATATTATATAATGGAATGACGGGAGAACAGATACAATCCGATATATTTATCGGCCCTACATATTATATGCGTTTGAAACATATGGTAAAAGACAAAATCAATTATCGTGCACGAGGACCAAGAACTCTTCTTACACGTCAAACAGTGCAAGGTAGAGCAAATGATGGTGGTTTACGTATAGGTGAAATGGAACGTGACGGGATAATTGGGCACGGGATTAGTCATTTTCTACAGGAGTCGATGATGATTCGCGGCGACGAGTATTTTATGGCGATATGTAATAAAACAGGGACGATTGCGATTTATAATAGCATGCGTGATTTATTTATAAGCCCTATGGCGGATGGACCTATCAAATTCACTGGAAATTTATTAAGCGAGATGAATATTGATAAAATAACGCGGTTTGGAAGATCATTTAGTATTGTGCGTGTGCCATATTCATTTAAACTGTTGATGCAAGAGCTTCTCACGATGAATGTATCAATGCGAATTATAACTGAGGATAATATAGATCAGCTTGATAGTATGGCGTATTCTAAAACAATCAATAAACTTATGTTTGATGAAACACCGCAAACATCCGATCTTATTGCGCGTGTTATCGAATCAAGTAAAGAAAAGAGTTCTATTGGACATATTGTTAGTAAAGGTGCTAGAAAAGCAGAATTAGATAAAAAACAAGAGAATACAAATGCTATTTTATTGGATAATCAGAAGGCACAAGAAAAGATGCTTAAAGATATTGAAAATCTTGGTTGGAGATTAGATAGTCGCGAGTTAGTTGAAGGCGAAGGTGCGGCTGCAGGAGAAGGCACACCAAAGAGATATAGATATGTTTTTGCATCTTTAGTTCTCGATGCGAAGGGATCTCCTACCGAAATATGGGATGGGCCTGCAGGCGGATATGGTCAGTTTCCGAATACACATCCCGTTGGATGGGCTGAAAAGGATCTAGTATATACAGATGGAGAAAGAATACCGGATGAAATTATGGCGAATGAATTGGCTAGAAATCAGACTCCAAATAACTGGCTAAGCTCATATGTAAATATAATACAAGAGTTTCAGAAAGTTATGTATAGAAAGAGGTTAATGGAAGAAGCAAAACAACAAGCAGAGCGGGGTATAGAAGAAGGTTCGGCGTCTATATCCCCACAATTTCAGACTATCAGTTCCCCTGGATATACAGCATCAACTCCTGTGTATGGAAGTTCACCTGTAGTTGGAATGGTTTCTGCAAATCCTTATCAATCTATGGGATTTGGAGCAGCGGTGGCAGCAGCGGCGGCAGCCTCATCGCAACCAGGTTCGGCATCAGGTTCGCCAAGTTCACCGGTCTATTCTTCATATAGTCCTAACCCCATATCCCCGCCATATACGGCATCGTCTCCTGTAGGATCTCCTATAGTATTATCTGGACAACCGATGAGTGTAATGGTTCCCACAAACCCGTTACAAGCTGTCATGCCGATAGGAGCACAAGGAATTTTATCGGTAGAAAAGCAGCAACCTAAAGAAGATGAAGCAAAAGGTGAACAACAGGGAAAAAAAACAGTATTTATTAATAGTCCATAGTTTATAATTTATAGTTTATATTTTATATTTTATAATTTATAGTTTATAGTTTGTTGTATATTTGGTATTATTTCAATTGTGATAAAACAATAATAATAAAATTGAATTAAAATTATTGTTTTGTAATATAAATATAAGAAAGAAGTAAGGACAAACAACGAAAAATAACTCAAAAATGTCATCCGCACAACAACAGAAAACGTCGAGTGGATTAATCACCATGATTCACAAATCAAGGCAGACAATTTTAGAATTATTACGAGCGCAAGAATATGATACATCAGAATATGAAAGTTTTGGCGTTAATGAAGTTCATGCAATGTATACAAATAAAGATGTGCCAAAACAATTGGATATGATTATGGCTACAAAACAAGTTCTTTCGAAAAAAAAGACTGTTTACGTGAAATATCATTTAGGAAAAACACTGCGCATTGAAAATATACAGGATTATGTAGACGATTTATTTAATATAGAACAAATTTTGAATAAAAAAACAGATACGCTAGTTATAATCTTGAAACAAGATATGAATCAGACTTTGATGAATATTTTAAATGAATTTTGGGACAGACATGGAATATTCATTATACTATTTAGTTTAGAAAGATTGCAGTTTAATATTCTCGAACACCAATATGTTCCCAAACACATTATTTTAACTGAAGATGAAAGGAAAGAAATGTTTAAACGATACAATATTTTAGATGTAAAAAATCTACCCGATATTTCTCGATTTGATCCTGTTGCTCAAGCGATTGGGATGAGACCGGGGGAAATTTGCCGTATTGAAAGACCGAGCAAAACATCTGTTATTTCAAATTATTATAGATATTGCACGCAAACAATGTTATAGAAATAGAAATAGAAATAGAAATAGAATAAAAATTATATATATATGTATTTTTTATGGTTTACGATTTTATGATTTTTATAATTTTATTATAAAATAATATTTTATTATCATATTATAGATATTATAGATATTATAGACATATACAAATATTATAGATATGGCAAGTTTAATAAAATATTATACAAATAGACTCGAAGCTTTGAATAAAAAATATGATGAATATACGATAAATTATAAAGAAAATTTTGTAAAATATAAAATAGCAGTATTTAATTGTGACTTATCGGAAGGATTATTAAATACATCAGAATGTATTAATAAATATTCGGGTAATGCAAATTTCAATGCATATGTTATTGCAAAAGAAGATCTAAATAATTTGAATACGGATTATGTAAATCTAACAAAAGAAATAAAAGCTTTATTTATAGAACAAGCAAAATTTGTAGATGCAGGGCAAAAAAAAATAGACGATTTAAATGATGAAAATAAAGAATTACTAGAAAAATCAACAAGTATTAAAGATGTAAGTGCAACATCACAACCTTTTTTTCACAATGAAAGGTTATTATATTATCGCTCTGTGATTTATTTTATATCTATAATTATTGGAATTATTGTTGTTTTATATATGCTGCAGTCTACACCGTTCGTAGAAGTTGCATCCAGTGTTGCCACAAATACTAAAAATCTTGCTGAAAAAGCAGTAAATGGTGCAAAAGGAATGGTGGCAGGTGTTGCTACAACAGAAGGTGAAAATCCTGATGGCACAGGTGAAGGTGCAGGCTCGGATAATATGCTTAGAAATATTATTATACTTTTATTGATAAGTCTTGTTATAATTTCGGTATTCTATTTTATAATTTATATATTAAGAAAAGTCAATCCTCCATTAGAAAAAACAAAAACCGAAAAAGAAATAAAGAAGATCGCAGATACATGTTTAAAAGATAAGAGCGACTCATGGTTTAATGCACAATTGGAAAGTCTTAAAAAGTTTTTAACCAACAAGTAAACCGTGAAACCGGGAAACCGGTAAACTGGGAAACCGGTAAACCGTGAAACCGGTAAACTGGGAAACCGGTAAACCGTGAAACCGGTAATATTTTACATATTCATATCGCTAGTATTTATTACCATTAGTTATATTATTAGTAATATGAAATTATTAGTAATATAAAAATACATTTTCTATTTATATGTTATAAGTATTTATTTTAATATGGAACTATTAAATATGTTTAGCGATTTAGCACCTATTTCAAATAATGGATATAGAAAACAATTATATACAGATCCTGGGATTTTACAGGGTATAGAATTTTTACAGAATGAGAATAAAGTAAAAAATGAAGTAGAGCAAACTATGGGTTTACATATGATATCAGATTCACATGGTTCTGAAAGCACAACTGTTCACTCTGCGGGGATGTTAAATAATGAAAACTCGGGTGGGTTTGGTATGTTTGGTGGAGTTAAAGAAGGTTTTATGGAAGGACTTGATGCCACAACTACTTCTTATAGCGATCTTAAAAAACAATATGATGCGGTTCAAACAAAATTTAATGCTCTTATTGCGGCTGCTAGGGACACAAGGACGGGTGCTGGTAAAGGTATAATCCCTTTACCTATTCCTACTAAAACAGAATCTGAAACTGATGCTGCTTATGCGATAAGATTAAAACCATATATAGAGGCGGAGCAAGCCGCAAGAAAAAAATTAAAAGATGATTTAACAGATTTATCGAATCAAATGCAAGAAATTGCATCACAAATGATGACAAGTGTTAAAGATAATACTGGTGAGGATTTTAGAGCATATAATAAAATGCAGAAAGAAATAGATAATGCTCAGAGAAGAATAGTTGAAGTGTATGGAATAATGCAAATAAATAAAACAAAAAACCCATATGACGTAGATACTTCTCTCGCAAAAGAAGAAGAGACCGCATTGCTTACAAAACAGCGGTATTATGTTTATATTTTATGGTTTATTGTTATGGTAATTGTTTTATATATTACAATATCCAATTTAATGAATCCTGATTCATCATTTAGTGCATTATTGATAAGTCTCATTTTATTGATAGGATTATTTGGGTTTTTCATATATAGTAAATGGAATTTTGAATGGTATGATTTTAAATATAATTTTAAAAATTTTAATCTTGGGCTTCCTGATATTCCAAAGATAAATTTTAATCCTTTGGTATCGATTAAATATACTTCATAGATAATAATAGAGATATATTATAAATATATTTTGGTTTCATTACAATATTTATTATAACAAATAGTTATAACAAATATTTTTATCTGAGTATAATTATATTTAAGAAATTATAATCCAATCAACACAAATCAAATTAATTAAGAATCAAAACATAAATAAATGTATAATAGCACAAGTATAAATGATGGATTACAATTTATAAATCAGGCAAATACACGAACAAATAAAACATCTAATAAATTTAAAAATAATAAATACAAAAATAATAATAAAAATGGGAGCGGTTTGGTATTAGAAAATGATATCATTGAAGGTTTCTCTATAACCGATATAGACGATTCGGGAATTAAAACAAAAAATAATGAGGAAACTACAAGAATGAATAATAATCTGCAGGTGTATAATGCTTCTATGAATAATTTAAATTCTATTCAAAGTGGTATTACTACACAAGCAAAAATATTTTTAGATATTAATAAACAAAGCGATGATACTTCATTAAGAAATAAAGATATACAAATTAGTCAATCAGGATATTATGCTAGAATAAATAATGCAGGTATATTAAAGGTTTATCCTAGTGGTGCTACTAAATGTGGTATTCCAGCTATACCTAAACCTACGACTTTTAACACACCATCACCTTTAAGTAGATATGCTATATTACAAGATAATGATGGACGCGCTGCTTTATTAGGAGACTATGGTTCTGCAATAAATGGGCAAGATGGACCACTTATGGTAGCAGGACCTAATGGTTCATATCCATGTAGCGACTATGCGGGAACAAATATGTATGTATCCAGGCCAATAGATTTTAATTATGATACCAATATGCAATATGTTGGAGTATATAGTCAAGCTGCAGCAAATACAGCCGGTAGTTCTAACTTAATAATACAGTCTGATTTGTCTAATTCAACAGTTAAACAGTGTGTTGCAAGAGCAATGGATAAAGGTAATTCTTTTGCATCACTTTCAAATTATAATTCCAATAGTCAAACAGGGCAATGTTATATTGGGAATTATTTGCTTAACGGAGGTTCATCTAATGCGTATAGTTTGAAAACACGTGCAACAATTTTTTCTAATATTAACGCATCACATGATGCATTTACTTTTGCCGCCGATGGTGGATTATATTCTGGAACAGCAGGTAATGGGGGTAATCCTTTTATAACTCCGTTAATAACAGCCACCGGTTCATCAAAAGTTCCTGTAGCTATATTAAGTCCACGATACGGTGGAACAATTAGTGAGCTTACAGCAAGTTTTGCATTAGGACAAACTTGGACAAATTGGCAGAACATGGTAGATTTCAATAATTCTCTTATTGGAACACCTGGTGGAAGTTTAGACACCTTAAAACAATATAGTTATTGGTATCCTATTTTAAAAACTTATAGTTATCAATGGGGAGGTAATACTTATTATTACCAACAATACGATTGGGAAATACGCACTTATACATCAACCGTTTCATGGCCAGCTAATGGGCAGTTAAATATTAGTTATAGATGCGGTAAGAAGGATATGCAATCTTTTTCAAGGAATGTAAGTCTAGGTGAAAATGGGTTTACCGTAAATTGTTGGGATACATATAATGAATATCCATCATTTTCTTTAAATTTATCAGACGATGGTAATATTACAATTATAAATAATAAAACACCTAGCGAAATATTATACACAAATTCTAACCCAATATCAACTCAACTCGATACACAATTAATACCAATATCAGGTACTATTAAGCAAATGATGCCTTGGGCTGAAAGACCCGACTGGGTTGCTGGTAGTGTCAATGCTGGAGGTTCATTAACGTCATATTCGATGGGTGCAAAAACACTAACATCGGGACAATATATTTCATCACCTACGGGAAAATGCAGATTAATTTTTAATAAAACTACTGGTATCGTAGGAACATTAACATTGGAATATTCTATTTATAATGTTTCGCAAACATTGGCATTAGGAACATCTGGGACGGATAAAGATAATAATTTAATTGGAAATTCAAATAATTATTCACAATATTATTTAACTAAAGTAGATAACCCTACTGTAAAAGGTAATGTTGCATATATTGATATAAATAATGGATTACACAAATATCCCAACGATATGTTAGCATTTGATAACACTTATACTGAAATGCCGGGGTTTACACCTTCGTCTATAGGAAATTCTGCAACTGCTGGAACTGGAACAACCGAACCTTTGTGTAAAACAGTATGTAATTCTGATCCTAAATGCGCGGGATATACTTTTATGAATTCGACGTGTAAAAAATATACAGAAGATCAAATATATCCAAAAGGAGATAGAATTTTATTTGATGGCGCTGCTGCTGATAAAGATCTGAATAAAACATATATTAGAAATAAAAAGATTAGTGATTCGAATAGTTCTCATTATTCTTGTAACAAAGTCGTGAATAATGTAAATAGTAGTGTGTATAGTTCTTATCCAGTAACTACAGAAATGTCAATTGATCAAAAATGTGCTCTTGGTTTAATATTAGATCCACATATGACTACATTAGATGAAAAAAGTGCTGCAGCTGTTAAAATTGGAGGTGGAATAAAAACTGTTATAAATGATATTTATTCAAATCAAAATCGCCTAAAAAACACAATTAACACAAAAACTACAGAAATAGAAACTGGGTTATTGAAGCAAGATGAAGTTAAACGAAAAATAGATAAATATGAAGAGTCTAATAATACAAGCACGGCTACTGTTACAGATACGGAATTGCTTCTTGTTAGTGATAATTATAAATATGTATTATGGAGTATAGTAACAGTGCTGGTTGGTATTGGAGCAATTAAAACATTTAGAGGAGCATCGTTGTAATATGGATATCAATATCATATAAATATCATTAGTATTATGATTAACTATTTTGTTTAATTTAAACTATTTTGTTTAATTATTTATTTTAAGTATTTTAAGTATTTAAAATATTTTATTTATTTTATTGTAATATTGTATATTATATATACATGTCATCTCCACCAGTAGATCCATTAGTTACATATCAATCTGAATTCACAACTAATTTAGATGCCCAGTTTACAAATATTGCAGAATTACAAATCATACAAAAAAAATTATTTACCGATTTAGAAACATTGGCAGGTTCACCGAATATAAATTCTAAAGATGTTCAAGATCAAATTGCTGATAAATTTGCCCAAATAGATAATCTAACAAAATTACGAACTAATATTTTTAATACAATTAAGGCAAATTATGGTATTACGCAATCTGATTATAATATTCAGCGAAAATCATACGCCCAGCAACTTGTTGCGCTTAAAATAATTGAGAATGATCTTACAAATACATCTAGTAAATTACGTGATTCATTATTGATTCGCGACAATGCTGAAAGAATGGTAGGTGTTAATAATTATTATACCCGAAGATATGAAGCACATGCAGATATTATGAAAAATATTGTTTTTTACTGTGGTATTATAATTTTTGTTATATTTTTAATGAAAATGGGAGTTATAGGAGATATGATATCTAGTTTACTTATTATAGCAGCTCTTTGTTTCGGTATTATAATTGTTGGTAAAAAGGTATGGGATTTATCAAGTCGTAATAATATTGATTACGATAAGTATAATTTTCCTTTTAATCCAAAAGATGTAAAACTTGATGATACAACCGACTATGCTATGAGCAAAGAAACAGATAGAACATTTGGGCAAAGTTCTCTTTTAAATGTATGCAAAAATATTCAAAAAGAAACTTTCGTGCCTTTTCAAATTAAAAATTCAAGATGTAAAATAAAAAATATGGATGATGAATCATCTCCTGTGCCATCAACTGATACATTGTATGACTGCAATTCACCATATAGCGAGTTGTAGTGTAGTCCGCATATAATATTTTATTTTTTATACAAATAAAATAGTATATTTATACAAATAAAATAGTATATTTTCATAAAAAGTATATATTAAAAAATATAACAATAATATAACAATAATATAACAGTAAATAAAAAATAACAATGGGACAAAAAGAAGAAGCGAAAAGAATTGAAGGAGAGGTTTCTAAAACAAATGAAGAACATGCTGGTGATCTAGGAGGTGCAATGGGGGGTGGATGTTCGCCTGAATTATCAAAACAAGCAACTAGCACACTCGCAGCGGTACAAGGTGTAGCTAGTCAAATTACATCAGCATTATCTGGTGTAGGAGTTGGTAATTTATTGGGTATGGATGATAGTTTAAAAAAAATATATGATAATGCAAAAACAACCAATGAGCTAGCATTATATAACGAATATGTTGCCGAAAAAAATTATGTAACAAATAAATATGGTCCGGGTCAAATACCAAGAGGAACTACAGAATATAATGATTTATTAGTTAATAGATATAACGCACTGGGAAATAATGAATTAGTTGAATTAAATACAAAACATGTAGAAATAACTAATCTAATAATGGATTTTATAAAAGTAATAGGAGAACAAAATATTGCAGTTACAAACATGCAGAAAGTTATGGAAGATGTAATTGAAGATAATAAACATTTGTTAAATGCTATAAATGGCGGCAAAAGCGATTTATACACTTATAATCGTAAATCAATGTATGAAACAAAATTAAAAGATAGTGTAGAAAATTGGACGGTAATTCCTGAAATTATTTACTGGACTTTAGTTATTTTATGGGTATGCATCGTTATGTTTTATTTAAAGAATGTGACACTTGTATCTGTGGGTATATTAATAGGTTTAATATTATACCCATATTTTTCAACTCCTGTGTTTTTATGGGTATTGGAAATAATTCAATCTATATGGAATTTTATATTTATGGCCGTTCATAATCGCATTAGTGCGTAGATGATATATAAATATAACTAATAAAATTATAATAATAAAATAATAATAAAATAATAATAAAATAATAATAAAATAATAATAAAATAATAATAAAATAATAATAAAATAATAATAAAATAATAATAAAATAATAATAAAATAATAATAAAAACTAAATTTTTTACATGATATATAGTAACATGTAAAAATTATAATTTTCTAATAATTCTAATTCTAATTCTAATTCTAATTCTAATTCTAATTCTAATTCTCTTCTTCTACCTCGTCGTGATTGTAAATGATAGATATACCTTTCCAACCTTTTGTAGTGTATTTTCCATATTTTTTATCAAAGACTTCATAAATTTCGTTACCACGCGGCACATTTCTATCATAATGTTCGATATACCAAATTTTAAACGATTCATACATTTCAGTTTTCTTAACATAGTGTCCTTCAACTTTGCGTATTTTATCGCGAACGAATTCATTGATATAATCTTGACTATTGCGATAGCTTTCACTACTCGCAAGAACACCTGGTGTGTCTTTCACCATACCACCTGTCTCGAATGCTTTCTCAACAAGCATGGCCAAGAATACGGGCGCCCATGTTTTAAATTTCTCATCAAGGCGTTTATCAATCAAATATTGGTATGGTTTATCGGGATCATCATCGCGAGGATTGTCGCAAAAGATTGCCTTGTGATCTACTTTACGAATACGTCTCCATGTGCCCTCATCGTTTGCTTTGATATCGAACAATGTATTTGTGCAAACAACCAACTTGAATTGAGGACGAAACGTAATCATATTCTTAAATAATGCGCGACCTTGAATCTCGTCACCACCGGTAATTTCTTTCATGGGACCTTCCTCGAGACGCATTCCTTTCGATGGTTCTTGCATAACCGCATATCGAATACCGACCAATTGTGCAATTTCTGAAGACGTTCCTCCAATAGATGCACGCTTGCTTGTAATCAGCGAAATAGGAACGACTGCTTTATATTCACCCAAAGTGATCGACATTAATTCGACAAGTTTCGATTTACCATTGCTGCCACAACCGGTATAAATATTGAATGTCTGTGGATAATTAATACCGATAAGACAAGATGCCAAATGTTCCCACATATATTTCCGCATATCTTCTTCGGGGTATAATTTATTAATAAAGTCGTTAATCTCGGCCATGATTTTGCCATGTTTTTTCGCATCAAGAGGGAAATAATCAATATTTGTGCTTTTCGTAATATAGTCATCTGGTTGTCCTTGTCTAGCGCGTTTTTCTTTGAAATCGATTACACAATTATTGCAGCACAAAAGATGTGTTTTTGTGTCTATATTTTGTAGGAATTTTTTATCGTAGAACAACTCTTGAGCCTCCTTCATGATATTCGCTTTGGTTCCGGTATTTTTTAATTTAAGACAAATATCGGATATTCTATGTTGAAATTGATTAGGTTTGCCCGATTCGTCAGTAGAAGAAGCAGCATTTGCGGCAGCGGCAGCAGCAGCAGCAGCAGCATTTGCAGCAGCGATACTTTGCTTGTTTCCTTTTCCTGATTTACCAGGTGCTCCTGACGCTGCCGACGCTCCTGAATTACCGCCACTACCTGCAGAACCAATACGCGAGATATATACATTATACATTTCATTTGAGATCATCTGCTTTAATGTAATCCCACAATCACATTCAACCCATCTATTATTTTCAAATTCATACCATGTATTATCGCCAAAGTTGGCACATACAAATCGATTCTTAAACATATTATATAAAACGACTGTCAAGTCAACCATAGTTGTTTCAGGTTTGCCGTTCATATTTACTAATTCATTTGAAAGCGTAATGTCGACATAATAGTCGATGGTTTTCTTGTATACTTCATGATATCTTTCCTTTGCATCATGTTGAGCCCAGTATACAATCGAACGACGTGTAAGTCCATCTTCGTTCTCCATTGAAAACGTCTGCCATTTATCGTAAAATTCACTAATCTTATCATAACTGAATTTCTCAGACTGCGAACTGAACAAAATCCAGGATAAGAATAATTTATCGCTTGTATTGCGCATAGCCCATCCAACACGTATCCACAAATTATACTGATTGTAATATTTATCTGGAAGACACATTGTGTAGTCACTTGTTTCCTTGATATAATGTTCGCGTGGTTCGAGACTACTAAATAACCTGTCTATTTCGTCTGTCAATTGTTCGCGATTCATAATATCAAATATACTATTTGTCGAATAAGCCGTGCGACGACGCATCAACAATCCGCCCCCGACTTTTCCGGCAGCCGGTTTTTTTATTTTATTACTTTTAATTGCATCATATTCACGTTGAATTGAATCGCGATTTTCAAAATTGGGATGTCCATCGTATTGTGCAGATAGCAGATTAAAATTCTTCACAAAGTCGAAGAAGGACACATTTTTAGGCTGATATTCCCAAATGTAGTCTGATTTTTTGCCCCCTTCGCCATCTTCATCTCCTTCGTCTCCTTCACCTGCATCACTTCCCGCACATCCGTCTTCGTTGTCGTTGTCGTTTTCGTTGTCAATATCAATATCATTTTCATTTTCACTTTTTACGTATACAAAATTATATTGATATTTAAGTTCATATGCTTCATGTCCTGGTTTTCTAGAACCGTATAACTGCCACCCAACAGGATTTTGAATTCGCGATATATTATCATCGAGAATATCGTCCCATGAATTTTTCAAAGGAAGGTGACTTAAAATATCAGGGATTTTTTTAACAATTGCAGTTCGAAGCATGTGCTGAATAACACGATCTGCATGAATACCGATAATCAAATGAATTCCATCCTTTGTATATTTGTCATCATCGGTGTTCAAATTCGGTTTTTCAAACACAAATACACTAATTTCCTTTTTTTCTCCGTCCTCAATATTTAATATCTTAGAAATTTCTTCCATATAGAGCCCGATAATATTTTCAATATCGTCTTTTGTATGTTGGCGCGTGTCTATATGCGGCCCATAACGAAAATCCATGTCAACCAAAATTGGACCACCATTTGGTAACTGTTTTTCAGTTAAATATTCATGACGCCTATTCGTAACTACATGTTTTGAATATTTCGCCCAAAATTCGGGTAATTTTTCTGTTGGGATGCAGAACGTTCCACCCGATACACCATGTTCTTGGCTTGGGATTCTAGTATGCGTAAATGATTGTCCCGCTGATGAAGGATCGCCCTTTTTTATATAATATTGCTTCATATACTGTTCATAATCTGATGCACTAGATGATGCACTAGACATTTTTGATGATTGTGTTTTTTTTTGTGTTGAATGATTTGCTTGTTCCATTTGTATATTATAGGTAAAGATATTTTTATATCAATTTTTAATGTTTCAAAAATATCCCTAAAAATAGAGAACATCGTTTATTCAAAAAGTAATATATGTGTAAAAACAACATAAAAATGAAACGCGTATGTTATATATTGTTGCAGTAACGACAAAATATCACAAAAATAGCATTTTATAATGGAAAAAAATAAAAATAAAAATACACCTACACCTACACCTACACCTACGTCTATTAATCTTTTTGAAGAGGAAATAGATGAAATAGACGAAATAGATGAGATAGACTACAAGGGAGTCGGGCAAGGAATCGGGATAAACAAAATTGTAAAAAAAATTCCCACTAAACCTAAATCGGAATTGGAAAATGTTCCTAGTGTGTGTATTCCTAAAGAAACGATAGAGCGATTATTAAAGGATATAAAAGACATGTTTATGTCATCGCTTGAAGATATGGGTATATATTACAAACATTCAGATACAAATATTTTGAAGGCGTATGTGATGATAATCGGACAACCCGAAACGCTATATTTCGGTGGATATTATTTTTTCGAAATAACTTTCCCACACGATTATCCACATGCTCCTCCTATTGTTGAATATTTAACAAATGATGGAATTACAAGATTTCATCCTAATTTTTATAAATCGAAAAAGGTATGTTTATCGATGTTGAATACGTGGAGGGGAGAACAATGGACAAGTTGTTTAACTATAAAGTCTATTTTGTTGACACTTTTGTCGATAATGGATAGTCATCCGATGTTACATGAACCTGGTGTTACAGAAAAACACCAAGACTATAATAATTATCATAATATGATTTTATATAAAAATATCGATTTTTCATGTATTCGATTAATGGATGAATTTATGGATACGAGCATTATTCCTTTTGAAATCGAGTATAAAGAACACTTTTATAAAATAATGTTGGAAACATTTAAAAAAAACGCGAAAGGGATAAAAGAAGTTATTACTAGTTCTGCAAAAATAAAGAATATTAATAAATTTTACATAATATCTGGATTATATAATATGTCTTTTTATGTGAATTTTGACGAGTTATTAATTAAATTAATGAAAGCTGCTAAAAAATATGATGTGTCTATTGATTAGTATTTTAATTTCATGTTTATTTCAGGTTTATTTCATGTTTACACAATTTAAGAATAATAAATTGTATAAAATTGAAATAAACAAATAATACTATAATATAATATACAGACGTTTTATTAACCAAAACAAAACAAACATGCACTTTTGTATAAATTGTAGCAATATGTATTATATTCGACTATCAGAAGAAGATCCCAATTCGATTGTATACTACTGTCGAAATTGTGGACATGAAAATAAAAATATTTCACTAGATAGTGTAACGATTTCAAAAACAAATTTCAAGCACAACAAGCAAAAATATAATTCAATTATTAACAAGTATACAAAAATGGATCCGACATTGCCGCGTATCAATACAATAAAGTGTCCGAATCAATCTTGTGTAAGTAATGAGGCGGGAAAAGAAAAAGAACGAGAAGTTATTTATCTTAGGTATGACGATATTAATATGAATTTTGTATACATGTGTTCGACGTGCGATACAGTGTGGAATACCGAACAGTCATTGTCGTAAGTAGTATTAGTTTCGAGTAGGTTATATTGTATTGACTGTGTCGACTATATTTAAGATATTGTATAATATTTACAAATGATATTATACGATAGTATTTGTAGTAATATACTTTACATTTTTTAATTATTATTTGTTGGTTTTATTAACTTCTATAACCATATCTTAATACTCTATTATTTAATGGATCAGCAACAAGTAAGTCTCCTGATGGATGAACTACCACTGAATAAATTCTAAAATAGTTTCCTTCCGAACTGTTTACTCCATATCCACTCGAGAAATTTATAGAACGTTTTAAATTAAAATTACTATCAAAATATTGAATTCTTCTTGATGGATTACCATTACTATTTTCTGCTATTGGATTTGTCGTAGTTTCATAATCTGCAACAACTATATTTCCATTAGCATCATAACTAAAATGCGTCCGCGTTATTCCGAATAAATTTATTTGACCATCTCCAGTACCGCTAGGAATACTCACTGTAGATAATAATGATAAATTGTTTATATCATAAGTAAAATTTGCAAACGCGGTACCCAAAACCAGATTATTTAAACCATTAATATATAATCTACCGAAGTTACCGAGACCAACAGAGCTTGATAATTCTAATTTTGTAAATGTATTATTTGAATTTATAGTATATGATGTAATATTATAAGTAATATCTAATACAAACATGCGGTTATTTTTATCAAAAATTATACTATAAGGTGATACATCTAAAGTAACTTTTGATTTAAATACTCCTGTTTTACTAAATACTTGTATATAATTATTACTCGCCACATAAATATTATCTTTTTTATCGACAGCTAATCCAAAAAAAGTAACACCAGTAACAGCATCATCCCCGCTTCCTGAACCTCCAACTTTAAATTTAAAATTTCCATTAATATCAAATATTTGAAGTTTGTTGGAAGACGCTGAAGGACAGGCAATAATTATGTCACCATCACTATTAAGTACTAACTGAGTAGGTTGAGTTAATCCTCCTTCGGTTGTTACAGCTGAATATCCAGTTTCTCCACCTCCTATTCTTGAGATATAACTTATTTGATGTGTTGGGTCTATATCTAACACTCCAGAATTATTTATAGTTGGAGCATCTGCATATAGTGGTGTACTCAATGGAATGGGCGTGTATGTATAAGGCGAAGAAGTAATAGTATTACTTAATACTTCTACATTAATTCCTCCATAAGTAGTTACTAAAGATGATAAAAATTGTTGCCCTTCGTTGGCGGAATTAAACGCAGCAACTATATTGCTATTTGTTATTTGTATACTATTTGAACCATTATAGTTTAGGTTATTCAAAGGTATAGGCATTGTTAATGGAGCCGATAAACCATCGGAAGAAACATTTAATGTCAAAGACTCAATATATGGAGTAGAAGCCATTTGTATTATAATATAATATAATATAATATAAATTAATTTAATTTAATATTATTATATAATAATATTTTTATATTTGGGTTTAATATTTGGGTTTAATATTATTAATATAAAATTGAAATAAAATCAAAATAATATATTATATATAAGAGACATATAAACGCACCTTTACAATGAAAAAATCCACCACCGATTCTAAATATGCTTCTGATCCTGAATCAGCATCAGCATCTGTATCTGCGTCAGAGGATGAAGGAGGAGACAGTGACGAAGGACAAACTCCCAAGAAAGACACAATGGATAAAGTAAAATCATTGCTAGGATTCGGTGAAGAAGATTCAGATAATCCTAGTCCAAAAGCATCAGATTCTGAAACTGAGACTGAAGGAGATGGTAGTGAAGATGAAGGTATTGAAGGTGAGGGTGAAGAAGAGGGTGAAGAAAAACCAAATCTCAAAAGCGGATTTTCTAAATTATTGGGAAGTTTAAAAAGTGCCGTAAAAAGTATGGGAAGCGAAGGTGCTTCTGCTGCATCTGAAGTAGAAAAAATAAATGTTGGTAACCCATCGTCAAGTCGTAAAGGAAAATCGGGAGCAGCAGCAGCCGCGGCGGCATCATCTAGGAAAAAAAAATCACGTGGGGTGCAGCCTACACAAGAAGAATTGGATTATAATAGTGAAGCAGATGAGGAAGACGAGGATGGCAATGGTGGTGGAAGCGACGACGAGGATAACGATGAATCCAAATTGAAAAAATTCGATAAAGATTTAAGGAATGATTATTTAGTAAATTTTCATCCCGAAAGTCTTATACAAAATTATGACGAGATTTATAATTTAGCACGAGTTGTGCGCGATCCAAATGGTGTAATTGTGGACAACTTGCATAAAACATTGCCGATGCTTACAAAGTATGAGAAAACTCGAATTCTTGGACAACGTGCAAAACAAATCAATAACGGTGCCACTCCATTTATAAAAGTGCCTGAAGGTATTATCGATGGTTATCTTATTGCTTTGAAAGAATTGGAAGAGAAAAAAATACCATTTATTATCAGACGTCCATTACCCAATCGTGGTTCTGAATACTGGCATATTGAAGATTTAGAAATTATTATTTAACACTAACACTAACACTTCCATCGTTTTCCGCAGTCGAGACATGATACGAATGTAGTCATCGGTTCATCAGCTGAACGCGTTTGAAGTTGATAATATGTGCATTTTTTTGAATGACATTTGCGACATGTAAATTTATCAGTAGATGCTTCTAATTTTGGTTCATATTTATTTTGATCGCGAATTTTCTTATCTTCAATTAATTTTTCCCATTTTTCTGGGCTCATTTCTTGATGACTCATGAAAGCTAATTTATGTGCCTGTATTTCGCGATTTTTCATCATACATAATATCTTTTTATCTTTTAAATTTACATATATGGTGCGAAGAAGGTCTAAGTAAATCGTAACAAAATATATATTGTCCCATTTTCGAATAATACATTTTTCTTTTGCTTTTGCCAAAGAACTATTGAAAACCCCCTTTTCGAGATTTATAGCAACTTCAGGGTCCGCAAGAATCTGAGCTAATTTAGCGCGAATATTGTTGCGAAACTGTTCAGGATTTGTGATTTGGTGCATTTTGAATTTTCGATTGTAGTTGTTATTAAGAGGTGTTTATATCTTAATAACAATCAAATTGTCTTTATTCAATTTTCCTAAATATATAAATAAATACAAATCCAAATCCAAATAAACAAACATAAAAGATTTAAGGAAGATTCAATGCATTGGATAATGAACCTGTGGTGTTAAAAAATATTCCCTTAACAGTTTCTATAATATATACAAAAAATGCAAGAAACATGAGAACCCAAGGAAGAAGCACTAAAAACCATGAAAGATGGCTAAATCCTTTATTACATAAATAAGATAATACCCACGTCCATAAAACAATAAATACCGCTTGTATTACATACGAGGTTCTTGCATCTTTCTGGTATGTAAAATTAAGACTCTGTAAAAAAGAATTATTAGATTGATTTAAAGTAAATTGTTGAGAAATCGCATTTAACCCAAAATAAGAAAGTATCATTAAAATAAAAGAAATAATAAGATAAATTTGAGCAGGAGTGCAAAGATTGTTGAACATCGCAGTCAGTATATAATATAATAATATAATAATAATATAATAATATTATTAATATTAATAATAATATTAATTATCGAAATACTTTAAATTTTGTAATAATTCACATATACATTATGTAATTATATGTAATTATATGTAATTATATGTAATTATATGTAATTATATGTAATTATATGTGAACTATGAATACGAATATTCTTCTTCGCTTAATTCACTTGATTCATCCGTATTCCATCCAGCATTTTCATCCTCATCATCCTTTATAATATTTTTAGAACCATATGTTTTAATATTTGTTGAATTTTTAAGACTTGTGGCATTTTTAACATTCATTTTATTCATATGTAACGCGTTTTTATTTTTTTTATTAGTATATATACCTACCGCACCACCTCCACCTCCACCCTCATCTCCTGAAAAAGATTGTTTATCTCCGTTTTCACTATCATCGTCATCACTACTGCTATCAGTATCTTCATCTGTTTCGGTATCATTATCATCCTGCGCCTCTTCAACATCTCCTTCTGAATCACCTGCTACACCGCCACCATCTACTACAAACCCATCTTTTAAATATCCATCGCGTGTTTTTTTATTAGATGGAATAGCATCTAATTCATCTTCCTCTTCTTCGTCACTATCTTCATTCGCAACTAAAGATTCAAATCCTCCAAATAAGTATTCGTAAATTTTATTCCACATGTCTTTTGTTAAATTTATATAATTATTTTTATTGTTGCGTGCAATAAGCGCGCATGCTCCAAAAAATAATTCATTATCTACAGGAGGTGGGAATTCATATTTATTTTCATAATTAGCAAGTCCGTCGTCTTTAGCCCATAATTCAATAATTATTTTATTATCTGTAGAAGACGAAGATGTAGAAGACGAAGATGAAGATGAAGAAGACGAAGAAGATTTTGATAAATATTCCCACTCAGTTCTTTTAATATATCCGTCTATCTTCTTAAATTTACACTTTCTACATAATTCTTCTACGCAAATTGCATTTTCTTTAATTTCGTGCTCTTTTAAATCTCCATTTCTTTCAACTACTATAAATGTAATATTGTTTTCTTTATTTTTGTCTTTATCTTTTCCTTTGGTATTTTTTTGTTTTTTTATACTACTTTCTTCGACAGTATCTTTTTCTACACTGTAATTTTCAATTCCAATTCCAATTCCGTTTATAACATTTGTATTAAGTTTTACATTCATTTTTGTAGACTTTGATTTCTTATTTTCTTTGTGATCGTGATTTTTATCTTTCTCATTATTATTATTATTATTATTTACCATTTTTGAACTAGCGCTTGATTATATCATTTGATTGCAATCGGTTTAAATAGTTTACGATATAATATATAAAGTTAAACTTGGATACTTCCGTGTATATCACACTTATTAATAAAGTATATAAATAACAAACATGTATAAAAAACCAATGCAAAATAAGTCTAACTCGACTTCCCAATCAAATACAAACGCAAATGCAAATTCAAAAACTATATCTATTAAACCATCTATGATAAAAATATACTTTCCGACAATTTCTTTACTTAAAATAAAAGAAATTATAAAACATAATTCTAAAACGCCACAAACATCTCAAACATCAAAAATATCACAATATTTAGTAAATGAAAAATCAAAATATGTAATTTATGGTTCTACGGGTATATTTGAAATATTGAACGATAATATATATCAATTATATCCTATTGATACGCCAGTAACAGAAATAAATATTAGCAAAGAATCGCATAATGGTTTACATATACTGATCGATGGTTCATATATGAAACGAGCTGATACGCCTTCATTTCAAATACCTTATATTCATAATATTAAAGAGAAGGTTATTAAGACATATAAAAACGATAATAAATCAAATTTAAAATTTATTATAGAATTTGAAAACGATAATGTATATGATTTTTATGCCGTAATTACTTCAAACGAAATAAGTAAAAATGAAAAGAATGAAATAGAAATAAATAAATTTGTAAAAGATGAACTACTGTCGTTTTTATCGAGGTTAAACTTATATAGGTAATTATATACAACAAAATAAATGTGGGGGTGGATAATACAAGTTACTATAATTTCATTATTACTTATATTCTTACTCCATTACTTATATTCATTTTTTAAAACAACACTAACATCTCCAAAATTAAAAGATTTAGTAAATAAACCACAAGAAAAATACAATACCATTTATAAATCTCTTCAAAGTGCAGGGAATGGTGGCTCTTATAATTTAGGAGAAGATATGAAACCGTCTGTTAATGATAATTCTACAATATCTTCAACTTCCGGATCCACATCCACATCCACATCCACATCAATGAAAGATGAATTAAAAAAATATTTAAATGATTTAAATAGAAATAGTGGCAGCAATAGTGGCAACAATAGTGGCAACAATAGTGGCAACAATAGTGGCAGCAATAGTGGTTCTCATAATAATACGAATATAGTAAATTCACATAATGAAATAAGTAGTGTATATTCACCTGATAATATATTAAAAGGTTTAGGAGGTGCAAATGGTATATCTACAAGAGTAAATAATATACCCAATTATATGCAAAATACAGATAAAATAGGTTCATCAACAGAAACCCCCGATTTTGGAACACCGTCCATGTCATCATCATATGCTTCTGCTTATTCTCCTTATTGAGATATAGTATGTGGTGATGGTGTGTAGCCGAAAGTGTATAGAAATATATAATATTTGCAAATTAGTTAAAGATATTTAAATATATATTTATATTACAAATAGCCAGCAGTATATTATTCTTTTATATTCATAATGTCATCTAACTTGTATAGTAAGCATAATACGCGTGTCTCATACGGTTCTGGATCTGGATCTAATTCTAAAAATGAAATTTCATTTGACGAACAAAATGAAATAGTAAGGAATTTCCCATCAACAATTAAATTTTCTTACGAAAGAAGCACTCATAAGAAAGTTTTATCTGATATATTTGTAATTATTCCGAAAGGGAAAAAATATTTTGTATGGTTTACGCACAGGAATAGAAAAAATATTTGTATTTTTTTAGAAATAGGATATCAAAATAAAATAATGAATGTTTTTTATCGTCATGTTTCATTTGATGATGTATTATCGTATGGGACAATATTTTATGGCACATTATTTAGAACTAAACGAGACGCATCATCGTCGTGTCAAAATAATAGTGAAATTTTTTCAGTGGAAGATATATTTTATTATAAGGGAGATGATATATCCGAGTATATATACGAAAAAAAATTAAAAGTAATTAAAAATATATTTGATACAAAATTGAGATATAATATTTCATTTTTTAAAAATGGTGTTGTTTTTGGATTGCCTGTTATTACAACAGATTTTGTTGATGCACTTGATAAAGCAGATAAGTTACCATATTCTGTTTATTCTATACAATATAGATATTTAGGTTATAAACAAGACAACAATAACAATAAATCTTTGATTGAATTTTATCATTTTAATAATGGTAACGGTATTAGTAATGGTGTCAATAATGGTAGTAGTAGTGTAATTGTTGACACTACGCCTCCCATTATTCCTGCTATTCATGCTATTCATGCTACTGCCACTGCCACTATTATAGAAAAGAATGAAACTATAAAACAACAGCCGTCATCATCATCGTCGTCATATTCTTCATCCTCAAATGAAATATATAAATTGTTCAATATAAAACCTGATTTACAAAATGATGTCTATTATTTGTATCCTATTACTACTACAAATTTTGCAACGATTTCAAAAGAAATAGCACATATACCCGATTATAAAACAAGTGTTTTAATGAATAAATTATTCCGGAATATTAAAGAAAATATTAATTTAGATAGTTTAGAAGAAAGCGATGAGGAAGAAGAATTCGAAAATATACAAATCGATAAATTTGTTGATTTAAATAAAACAATAAAGATGCGTTGTATTTTTAATTATAAATTTAAGAAATGGGTTCCAGTTTCTGTTATATAGTATGTCTATACATACGAACACATATATTTTTACACTTGGTAAAATAAAATAAAATATGTTATAATATATATTGTAAATATATTGTAATATATTATTTTTCATGTCTATAATACCCCAAAACACACCAAATTTGAATCCAGGAAATATGCATGGAGGACCGTTTACATCAAGCACTGTTGGCGCTGTAGCCAATGGAGGAAATACTCAATATGGAGCAACCGGAGGAAGTGCTGCCTCTTTAGCAGGTAAAGGTTTATACTCGGTTACTGGAGGCAGTGGGCCCAGTGCCGTTCATAAATCTATGTCTGGTGGCGCAAGACGACACAAACATAGCAGAAAACATAGACGTTCTCGTTCACATGCGCGTTCACATGCGCGTTCATCTAAAAAATATGATCGTAAACGTAGTCTAAAATACCGTATTAAACATAGACGTTCGCATAGTCGTTCTAGGAGAGGAGGGAGAGGAGGGAGAGGAGGGAGAGGGCAAAGCGGTGGATATCACCAATATATGGGAAATACACCATTCACTCTAGGGTTTAGAACACCTGGTTTTAATTTGGTTCCTAAAATGAGCGCTCTCGCAAATCCTGCACCATTTATGCCTTATAATAGTTTAACCGGCGGTAGGTAAAAATATATTATTCCCCCACTTCCAACTTTTACTCCATTATTTTGCAATTTATTCGCCAAATAATGCAGACGCATCTAGCAAACATCCCTTCCCCATAAGCCCCGATTTACCTTTTGATTTGTTGCGTTTTGTTTCATGCTCGGCTTCCTCTTTTTCTATATCATCGTCGTATTCTTCGCAAGCATCATCCTGATCGCGTTTTGGTATTGAAAGCGTAATCTTCAACTGCTCAGCTATAGTCTTTTGTCCAGCTATTTTCGCTGAGTGTATCGTTTTCGACACACCACTATATGCCACACTCTTCGGCTCCCATGATACTTTCCATTTTGTCGTATCTTTTTTATAATTTTGTTCTTCGTATTCTGCATTATCGCATACCAAAATCTTATAATTCTGTGACTTATAATATTTGCGTCGCTTATACCACTGACTCATGAAAATATCGTGCCCATCTATAATATCAATCACAAGAGGCGAACTATGCTTCTGTCGTAGAATTCGCCCCACCGATTGACATACATCCGTCTTTGGTGATGCCAAAATCAGACTAGTTAGCGTTTTAATATCGAGCCCTTCAGACGCCATAGCATACGTCGCTATTATAATCTTTTTGCTCTCGCTTTGTTTTAGTGCTGCGTCTTTCATTCCGCCTATATAATATCCCACCGATCCTCCAGCTATATTGCGGTGTGCTATCGCATCATGCAAATATGTAATTAACGACTTATTATGTGCCAATATCATAAATTGTTGCTCAGGATTCAGTTCTAATTCGGCAGCTAGAATCCGCAGAATAAATTCGCTCCTATGATTATAACTACACAATTTCGAAATCATCGTGCTGAATTTCGGATTTCCCATATAGTCATGTGGCGTCTCGTTAAATTCATCATCGTCTACATGATATACAATACCTTTCACTACTACACTATGCTCTGATTCCGTCTTCTCTTTATGCACAACAGGTCCAATAAACATCTCGAATACTTTTGTTAGCCCATCTTTGCGCTCCATTGTTCCTGATAGTCCCAGCGTATATGTCGTATTTACTTTCATCATACAACGCGAAAATACCTCCGCACCCATATGATGACAATTGCTTACTACAGGATGGAGATACCTTCCATCTGCCATTTTTAATACGAAATTGTGGTTGTCATTTACCTCGATATCATATACGTCATAACCCTCATCCGATTTTCCGTAAATGAGCGCGGCTTCAGGGGTCGATGGTGGTATATAAGTCTCGGTATATAAGAACGCGGTCGGCGTCAGCATGCCTTTTGGTGACTGCGCCTTATATAAATTGCAAATACCAATATCAACACGATCATCTTCGGTGAAATTATACATACATTCAATATAATCGCCGATTTTTAGTTCATTTGCACACTTATATCCTCGTGTGGTTAATATCTTGTGTTCAGGTGTGCAAACAAATGAACCACACATTAAATATACTTTGAGAAGCTCCTTCCTGTGCCTTTTCCATGCATGTGTCATTTGCCCCCATTCGAATCTTGAAGTCGTTTGATTATAGCTCAGGATTTTCGGCATTGTATCTACCAGTTTCTCGACTTCCGTCTCTATTCTTTCAAAATTGTGTGTCATTCCACGCTGTATCCATAAATCATATAATGCCCCGATTTCCATATGTCCACGCGATGTATGAACTAGTGTATTACGCGGAAAACATTCGTCGTAAACAGCCAACCCGAATTGCCGGAATGTGTCTTTCGGATATTCTTTCATTGATAGTGACTGTAGCATACCGATTACTATATCCTTATTTTCTATATCCATTATTTGCCCCTGTATTCTACCTACGCGCGCACTGGGCAGAAACTGTTCTATGCGTTCTATCCACTGATTGAGAAGGAACGATTTGTGCACAATTACAAGCGTGCATTTCCCTAGCTGCGATACTATATTTAGTGCCATAACTGTTTTACCTTTACCTGGATCGACGTCTAGTAATCCTCCGCCACATTTACCTACATGCTTTATATATTTATCGACAATAGTGACTTGATAGGGGCGCAACTCGCCACTAAATTGTAGTGCGATTTCATTCCCTGGATGTATTAATATTTTATCTGGTGGGCCATATGTATCTATTCCGAAATAACGTGGCATATATAGCTTCAATGGTGATTCCAAATATATAGGAAATGGATTAGGCTGTATTGGCGATTTAGGAATAAATGGCTTCACTGTTAACTCCTTTCTTATATAATGCTGCTCTTCTACCGATAAACATTCTTTGAAAATCGAATACCCTTTTTCACCCAAATATGTTGAATAATTTTCGGTGATTGGTGTAGTTGTCGGGTGTTGGATCACTGTATTTACTGTATTGGTTGTGAGCGTTTCCACAGATTTCACTTTGCCGGGTTTCACTTTGCTAGGTTTCATTTTGTTTAAAGATGAGAACTTGAATAGGTGATGCGATGATTGACTATAGTATACTTTGGTTTTATTTAGCTATTTTCAATTTTACATATTTTCAATTTTAACTATTTAAATTATTCCTATAATTCCTAAATAATTAAGAAATAAAAAATATAATATTATGATATACGGAAATGTTGAAAAAAAATGATAGCTCAAATAAATTAATGAACGGACAATTTTTGTTATTCATACTTTTTGTTCTTTATATTATTTTTAATATACAAACCCCTGAACCCATCGCGTCTATCGTGGACTCTACACTCGGATATGTTATTATTATCGGTTTATTCGCACTGATGGCTGTAAATTTACACCCTGTAGTTACCCTTGTTGGAATTTTTGCAATTTATCTTCTTTTTAAACGTTCAAGTATTTCTACCGGATCTCTTGCAATGACGAAATTCCTGCCTACCGAAAATGTTAAGAGCCAATATTTATCGGCTTTTAATCAATTTCCTGTTACTTTAGAAGAAGAAGTCGTTCAACAAATGGCGCCTTTACAATCGGGTCCATCTATGGGTCCTAAATCTTTTTCCCCTATTTTAAATGATTTGCATGATGCTGCGAATGTAAATTATAACGGTGTCGTTTAACACTGCTTATATGCTTATATGTGTATAGATTCACAAAATATAAATATGTTTATTACTTTAGTTTATTTATTTTATTTATTTTATTTTATTTATTTTATTTTATTGATGGTTATCATATCAATAAAATATTTTCTAGTGTCTTGTTGTCTTATTGTCTTGTTTGTCTCGTAATCTCTTTACCTAGGAACGCATAAATGCTCGTTTCCCTATACTTATAACAATAAGCCCAATTACGATTGCTAAAATAAACTGGACAGAACCTGATTCCATTAGAGTATTTATCATTTTAACTCCTTGTTCGCGCGAATCTTTACCTATTTCTTCTTTTTGTTTTTTATATAATTCTGTAGTTCCTTCGCCTTCTTTGTCTGTAGGTTGACAATCTATATATATTTTATTATCTGTTGCTTGTCCTTGATAATTAGGTCCATTTGAATTTAGATACAATGTTTGGGTTGTTACTGGAGCATATTGGTTATAGTATGCTATTCTTTGATCACGATCATAAAATCCGTTAGATAAAAGTGTATTTAATTTATCAACCGCAGTCTGACTAATCGTTTGCCCACTTTTTAACATATCGAAAATTATATTATGTTGGTTGCATGTAGGTGTGCTAATTTTATAATAATAATAAGGAGTATTGGGGATAAAATTATTTAAATTAAAATTATTTATATTTATTTGTTGTGATGCACCGGGGCTAGTTAACTGATGAACACTTTGTCCCGCCGTTTGTTTTACATAAGTATTTATAATATTATCTAAAATTAATCCTCCTTGTTTTAATGTTGTTGACGCAGATACTACAAACGGCACTGTAACCAATAATTGTTCTTTACCATCGCTACCTCCCTCATGATATATTACAATTTCTATATCTGATCTAGCTTTGTTATATGTATTTTTAGAAGGGGTTAATACTCGTATTTCTTTAACATTAAACTTTTTGTCATTTAGGAATGCTTGCGGCTTTGTTCCGTCGCTTTTCAAATCATATTTAATATTCAACCTCCATCCTAAACTATTTACTATACATGAACTATCATTATAGTCATACTTATAATTGCATGTTATATTACAATTGTCTGTTTTTACGGAAGTATCTATATTTACTGGAAAATCACACGGTTGAGCCATTTTATATTATTGTTCTAGTCGTGTTTTTATTTATTAATATATTAATATTAATATAATATTATATTAAAATATTTTTAGATACTTATATTTACCATTTGCTTTATTTAATAAAACATATAAGTATCTAAAAATATTTTAATATAATATAATATTAATATATATATTATTATATCATATATAAATAAATAACTTAAAATCGGATGGCATTTTTATTTTCAAATAAAAATACAGATAAAAATGATTATATTTATCCTGAATTTACAGAATGTAAATTTGACATTAGTGAATCACCTGTTGAAGATGGTTCAATACAACCTAATAAAAATCTATACAATGTAACATGTCAAGTTAAAATGCCAGAGTTAGTAATAGATATGAATAATTTTTTTACAACATATTCTGTTTTAATTAATAAATTATTATATGGTGGCAAACAAATAAATCAACATAATTTACCTATAATTTATGATTATTTAAAAGGTATAGTTAACTTTTTATCCAATTATTCATTAGATTGTAAAAATAATAAAATTATAAAAAATATTGAAGAGATTCAAACATTATTTGATAAAATTTCAATTCAAAAACAATCAGAGAAAAATGTGCTTTCCCAATTTTCAACTATTATATATAAATGTGCCGTTACTGGAATTTTTTTAAATTATGCTATTAAAGCAGCCGATATATCTAAATCTTTTATATTAGATAAAAATAATTCAAAATTGTCAGATGAAAGTAAAGTTATTGTAGGAATGGTTTCAATAGTTGCAGGTATGTTTAATATTGGTGATTCTGATATAAAAAACTATATTAAAGATATAAATAAAGTAGGGACATCACCCGGTAAAAATTTTGAAGAAATTATTGACAAAATATTAAATTATGAAGAAACACAAACAAAAGAACCAGAAATAAAAACTATGCGTAGTTTGGCCGCGACTACAATAACTGCTAAAGATACAGTAAAAGAGAAAAATTCTATAATTGCCAAGTATAATTTAAAAATTTTGTTATATGATGCATATTTAAAACAATTTCAAAATAATATTAATCAAATTTTAACCATTTGTAATACATATAATTCAAGTTCTACTGATGCGATTTATCATATTGAACCAGCCGAAATGGATTTAATAACAGGACCTAAACAAAAAATTGATGACGGTATAAAAAAAATAACAGATTATATACAAAATATTACTAGTGATAATTTTAATGAAACCGACTATTTTGGTTTTAAAGATGTAATAGATGAAATTATTAAAGAATATAAAGTTATTGCTGTTAATCGAGTTGATAGTTCTGGTATTGTTATTGCAAACTCTGCAATTAAAGATATTATTAGTTCATTAAATAGTCATGCTGATACTAATACGTATAATAAAGCAGCTTTAGATGCATTAAACGTTGAATTTACCAAATTAAAAAGTAAGATAAAACAGTTTCAAGTTCCTACTACTAATGCTACTATTTCAGCATTAGATCTTATGGTTCAAAAATTATTAGCCAATGATTCTAAAGCAAAAATAAATATATTTGGCAAAACCGGCAATGAGATAGAAAAATATAAAACTGATCTTAAAGCGTCACTCGTAAAAAGTTTAGGTGTTCCGGTTACTGGTACTGTTATTGATTTGAGGGTTACTGCTAATTTTGATACTTTATTTACTAAAAATACGAATGATAAACTTGAAAATGAAAAATTTGATATTTCGACTATTTCAATATATAATGAATTTTACAAATCTATCAATGATATAATTACGAAAGAAATTACCCCTTCTACTCCCGCCGCCGACACAAATTTAAAAGAAATTATTCATAAAATAATTATGAAAATCGGTTCTTATTATAATAGATGGAAGGAATTAAGTAGTTTTGTTGAAAATATTAAAGATATATCCACTATTGATAAGATTCGTTCTAAATCTGATTCTATAAAATCAACTTTTATAAAAAATTATATATATGATGCATGTGATTATGCAGAGATGATATCCACTAGTAATAGTGTAGTCTTTGCTAAAAAAATTATAAATAGTTTAAATGAAAATTATAAAAAAAACAAGGTTATGTGTGGATTTTATTTACGTTTTATTTTTGATAATTATACACCTACTACACCTGCTACACCTGCTACACTTCAAGAAATATTTGATGATGCAATAAATGAATATACAAAATCAACAGAAATACCATCAAAATCAATAAAACTAAAAATAACATCACCACTATTAACACTACCATCACCTCAATATTATACACTAACTTATAAAATCATGTCACATTTGAAAATCAATTCGTCAAGTAATTCTAACGATATTGATAATGTAATAGACTATATAAAAAAAGCTGGAAAAAAAATAAATATAGAAATTTATAAACTATATATTATTAATTTTTTTTATAATTCTAAATTTCTACCACCAAAATATTCATATGAAAATGCACATAAATGTATTTACGATTATATTTCCGAAATAAATAATAATTTTTGTAATTTAAATACATTTAGTAATGACTCTACTATTACAGAACTATCTTTATTAGAACGACAAATTATAATTAATTATAGCAAATCTAAAAGTGATAGTCCAGACTATACCTTAATTCAAAATAATTTATCATCTGCAATAGAACTTATTATACCCGGTATAAAAGATATTTTTGCATTTTATACAAATACTACTATATATAATAATTTTATAGACTTTTATTGTAACAACCAAATAAATATAAATTTAAAATCTAATTCCAGTAATATAAAATTTAATACAATTTCTTCTGAAATATCTAAATCTAATGTTTCAATTATGCCTTATAATGATAAAAGTGTTACCCATACCGAAACTGAATATAAATCTATATTTGTTTCTAACTGGGAAAAGGTTTCAATATTAATTAATTCAAAATTTACCTCTACTTCAGAATATACTGTTAATGATATATACAAATCTTTGAATACGGCGAATGTTTTTTCTGATTATAAACCTGAGAATAATGAACCATTACTTTTAACATCTACTACTAATATAGGTAATTCTCAAAATAATATACAATTTAAACTTGAATTAAATAAACCTTCGCAAAAAAATATATTTTTATTGAAAAAAAATACATGGTTTACTATAAAATTTACTAATATACAAATAGAAGCTGATGATAAGACTACATCTATATTACCAAATAATTTGATGTTAGATTTTAATATACTAAATAACTCTGCATTATTTGATACTACAGTTTCTACAGCAAAAAAATTATCCGATACAAATCTTTTTACAAGATGGTTTTTTCCACCACTTAATCATATCGAAATACAAAAAAAAAATTATTTACCGATTGATTACAAAGCTCCACCGTTATTATCAAAATCAAAAGCAAAGGAATTAGTAAATGTTGGTATACTGGATGAACTTAAAAAAGCATTAACAATTGGAAAGGATAAAGATTTTGAGGCGAAAAAAAAACTAGAATTACAAATACAAACACAATTTTTAAAAGTGTATATTGATACTATTAATTATAAACCATCAGGTTCTACAGATGAAGGTGTATACACTAAAAAAATCAAAGCAATTGATACTGCATTAGACAAATTTAAAAGTACTGGATCTCTTAACACTATAACTGATTCAGATATTAATGCAATAAAAAAAGCAATATCCGATTTTTATAATTTGTTTAATCCTATTCAAATGGAGGCATTTATGAAAAAATATAATATTGCTGTTACATCACAAATTCAAAACAATCCTACACAAATGGTTGACGATTTTAAGACATTTACCGGTGATATTACTAAAAAATTATACCAAGAGGGAGCGGTGCAACAAGCAGTATATGGTGGAGGTGATGTTGATGGTGGTGATGATGTTGATATTGATGGTGGTGATGATGTTGAAAGTGGTTATAATTATGATCAATATGGTGGAACGGTTCCAATTCCATCAAATATTAAATGGGAATTTAGAATTCCTCTTACTATCGAACAAACAGATACTAATAACTATTCTGCTACAACGGTTAGTGTAAATAAAGCTCATATTACTGGTGGTAGTCAAGAAAATAATTCTTATGGAAGTAATGTTACTATTAAAATTGGAGATGCGATTCGATTTTATAATGGACAAGATATGATATATGGTATTATTTGTGGTTTTGCACCTGGAGATAACAGTAAAACTTTTAAAGATATTATAAAAAATTATATTGAATTACAAAAGAAAGTAGCAGATATTTCGTCTTTAGAGCCGGAAGAATATTTAAAAAAAACGACATTTAGAGGAATATTTTATTTACCGTTTAGTTATACTACACCGGCTACGGGATATATTCCTACCGATAGATTTGAAAATATTAAGGGTGATAAAAATGGACTATTTAATTTTGATTGTAGTATAATAGATATAAGTAAAACACCACTTCTACCCAATGGATATATTCCTAAAGCTGGAGAAAAACTTACAGCTTTATTCAGTAAAAAAAAAGATAGTGAATCTAATTATGCTCTTGGTTCATTTATGACATTAGATAAAACCAATATTCCAGCTAATTTCAAGTCAGTTGTAGAAATGTTGCAAAAAGGGGGAGAAATAACAGCAGTAATACAAAAGGCACAATCAGATAGTCTTATGAAAGATGGTTCGCCAAATTGTAGAACAGCTAGTGTTAATATTTCTCAACAAATAACATCAACATTTACAAAACGTAACGCCTTATTTCTTCAAAAAGAAGCAGCTGTAAAAAATATTTTTTTAAATCCAAAAACTGCATTTATTGGATCAAATGGAACTATTGATAATGCTAAAAGTAATAAATATATTATTGAAAAATATACCCAAAATGTTACAGGAGACATTTTTATTGATAAAAATACCGGACAATATTTGCGAAATATACCACAATTAGTATACTGCTTACGTTTAATAAATGATCAGGTCGATAATATGAAATTATTAATTGGTGCATTATCATCTAATGATTCGATACTGTCATGGGAAGAGAGAATTAAGAATGAAGAAGCATCGACGCCGATAAGTAATAATCAAGTTCAATCTAATTTGCAACCAAAAGAAGCACCAATAGCACCTCCACCTCCACCTCCACCAGCAGCAAATGCTAATGCAGCAGCAGAAGCCAATGTAGCAGCAGAAGCCAATGCAGCAGATGCTAATGCAGCAGATGCTACTGCAGCAGCACCTCCACCTCCACCTCCACCTCCACCTCCACCAGCAGCAGCACCAGCAGCAGCACCAGCAGCACCAGCAGCAGCACCAGCAGCAGCACCAGCAGCAGCACCAGCAGCAAAAACCAATGCAACATCAGCTGATCTTATGTTGCAAGAACTAATAAATAAGACTGCATCAAAAAAAATGGTACTTGATAAAAATGCTATAAGTAGTCAGGTTGGCGGTGCAAATTCATCTGTAGAAAAAGCAAAAGGTATAATTACAGGTATTATTAATTTACTTAAAACACAGAATTTTATTACCGAAAAAAATGAAGAATTCTATATATCGAATTTAGAACTTGCGGTTAATATTTATGATAGTGAAGGTAATGCCCATGCACAAATAATAACACAACCTCCTGTTGCAATTACATCATCATCATCATTATCATCATCGTTTGCATCAGGTGATGTAAAAGCTTTACTTAAAGGTCCTGTATCATCGTCATCCCCCGTGAGAGATATTAACACATGCGGTAATACTGCGAATATAGTATGTAATGGTGAAGATGTAATTGTAACAATTACTTTTAATACTAAAGATTTACTTAATCAATGTGGTATTTCACATGGAGATATACTTGATGCGAGTGCAGTAATTCCAAGAAAAGATATATTAAATGCCTTTGGAGTATCACAAGGGCAAGGGCATATAGCAAATGCAGCAAATGCCGTTGGAGGAGTATCACAAGGGCAAGGGCAAGGGCAAGGGCAAGGGCAAGGGCAAGGGCAAGGGCAAGGGCAAGGGCAAGGGCAAGGGCAAGGGCAAGGGCAAGGGCAAGGGCAAGGGCAAGGGCAAG